GTATAGAATATACCTCTGGCGATGAAGAATCTATTATTCAGCAATTGGAAGAACATTTACCTTATGTAGAGCGTATTTACTTTGCTGGTGGTGAACCATTAATAATGAAAGAACATTATTATATCTTAGATAGGTTAGTAGAGTTGAATAAAACTGATGTAAAAATATTATATAATACAAATTTTAGTGAACTGAGGTATAAAGATAAGAAAATTTGTGATTATTGGAAAAAGTTTAAAAATATAAGTGTTGGAGCAAGTTTAGATGGTAGCCACGCAAAGGGGGAACTAATTAGAAAAGGAACAGAATGGCAAAAGATCGTATCCAATAGAAAATTCTTACAAGCTGAACTGCCACATGTCAACTTTTTTATAAATTGCACTCTGAGTGCAATGAACATCTTACATATACTTGATTTCCATAAAGAATGGTGTGATTTAGGATTAATTGAACCGCAGGACTTTAATGTAAATCCAGTTACTTTCCCCTTGCATTATAGACCAGATATATTTCCAAAATCGTTTAAAGAAGAAGTTATTAAACCAGCGTACGAACAACATATAAAATGGTTAGAACCTATAGATTCTGAGTACAAACGTAGTATAAGTGGATTTCGTAGTGCTTTAACCTATATTTTAAAAACAGATAATACCGCACATTGGAATGAATTTATAGCTCAAATAAAATTAATAGATAATGTAAGAGGGGAAGATTTTTGGCAGGTATTTCCTGAATTAGCTTCATTAAAGGATTATAATGTCTGATAATTTCTGTTGCTTGCCATTCATGCATCTAGCTACACATCCTAATGGTAGAGTAGGCTTGTGTTGCGAGGCAGATACTCTCAACGGCTATGCACTAAGCGGTGGAAAACGTGAAACTAGAAAATCCCTAAACAACAACACCATTGAAGAAATTGTAAACAGTGAAAACTTTAATAGCTATAGGTTAGATATAATAAACAATCGTTGGCCAGAACCTTGCATAACTTGTAAAAACAAAGAACTTGCAGGACAAACCAGCAAAAGACAAAGAGAAAATAAGAAATACTTACCTTTTATTCCTAAAGAAAAATTGATTGAAAGAACAAATGCTGATGGCAGTTTAAAAGAAATTAACTTTTCTTTTATTGAATTAAGATTGGCTAATACCTGTAACAGCGCCTGTATTACCTGCAATCCAATAAGTAGCAGCAGATGGATACCGGACAGCGAAAAGTTAATGAAAGTATTACCGTGGTATAAGGATAAACACAAAGAATATAATAATTGGTGTGACTCAACTAGTGCATTTGAAGAAATAGCGAATTATAGCAAGGACCTTAAGGAGATCTATATCAATGGTGGAGAACCTACTCTTATTCCACAGCACTATTCATTGTTAGAAAAACTTATCTCAAATCAAAATGCAAAAAACATAAAACTACATTATAGTATCAATGCTACTAGGCTACCTCATGAACTTGTTGAATATTGGAAAAGATTTCAACATGTAAATGTTTCCTGTAGCATAGATGAGATTCTAGGTCGTAACTATTATATTAGATATCCTACCCAATGGACTGATGTTGAATCTACTATGAATAAGTTAGACTCACTGAACGAACCTAATCTTTCAGTTGGTATTACCCAAACGGTCAGCGTTTTTAACGCACATAGGTTACAGGAGTTTTCTAATTATATCAATGACAGATGGCCAAAATTTGGTGTCTATCATAATTATCTCTTTTCACCAGATTATTTAAGTAAGGATATAGCTGGAGATCAAATAACAAAGTTTAGAGAGTTTATTGCTGCCACTGATAAGATTAGAAATCTAAATTTTGCTAATACCTTTCCAGAATTGGCAAAGAAATATGATATTACGTAATCCTAACTTCTGTATGGCACCATGGACACATACTTACCTTAGTCCACAGACTGAACGCAGAATATGTTGCGCTAGCAGAGAACCTGCACAATCATTCAAACAATACATTGATACAGAGTCTGGATCAGGCATTTATAGTCCTATTACCCTACATGATCACTGGAACAGCGAACACATGAAAAGTGTTAGGCGAAGAATGATGGCTGGTGAGACATTACCAGAATGTGAAGTTTGTAACACTAAAATTCTTAACACTGACGTTTATAGATCCTATTTCAATAATCTATTTAAACATAGATATGATTTTGCAATGGCCAATACCTTGCCAGATGGAACTACTACTATGCAACCCGTTAGCTGGGATTATAGATTCAGTAACCTTTGCAATTTTAAATGTAGAATGTGTGGAGATATGTTAAGCAGTAGTTGGGAAGTTGAACAGAAACAGCATAATATGGTAGATTTGACAAAGTCAAATAATGCTTGGATGTTGCCCAATATACGTAAGGAAATTGAAGATTTTCAAAGTACACAAGTGGAACAAGAGTTCGCTTGTGCAGTAGAAGAACATAGAGTAGAGGAAATATATTGGGTTGGTGGTGAACCTTTGATGTACGAACAGCATTGGAAATACATGCCTAGAATAATTGAACTAGGTGACGGGCCTAAAGTCTATGCTAGATATAACAGTAATCTAAGTAGAGTTAATTACAAAGGTTTAAATTTGTATAATGATATATTGTCTAAATTGCGTGATTGGCAAATGTGTGCTAGTTTAGATGGTACTGGCGCCCTAGGAGAATATATTAGAAGCGGGTTAAATTATAGTCAATGGAAAACTAACTTTCAACAAGGTGTTGATATTCAAACACATCGTAGACAAATGAGGATAGATTTTACCCTAACTTTGCCCGGTATGTTTGAGATAGAAAACATTATAGATTTAGCCAAAGAAATGGATGTAGATATATTGGCAAAGGTAGTTTTTAGTTTTGATCCCAATATAATTCTATCTCCCTTAGCATTGCCCAAACCTTTGTTACATACATGGATTGATGATATTTGCAGTAACGTTAAGATACAGGGCGCAATGCGCGATATTTTATTACAGTTAAAGAACAGAAAAACATTTGAAGAACAATGGCCTGACAGGTATAAACAAGGGCTGATACAAGGTAAGAAAAGAATCCTGCAATTAGAACAAATACGCAATGATAAATTTACTATGCGGGATATACTTCAACCTAGAGCTGAGATATTAGATTGGTGGAACAATATTAATGTTCTTTAACATAGTCTACGATTCTCAAAACATTGATCGTTTTGAAGTACAGAAAAGATCTTTTGTACATGATAGCTATGACTTAGATAATTCCATAACTATAACCTATAAATTGCGTGATAATCCTATCGTAGATAAATTTTTACGGACCTATTATCATTTCTTAAATCAAACTACCAAAAATCTCATATATAATTATTATGGTGATTATAACAATGTTGAGAGAAACAAAATAAAAGAAAAACTTAATTTTGAAATAACAAAGGTGAATAGTAAAATTCAATTATTTAACGAGTCGTTACTGTTGACTGACAATACTAGTAATGATTTTAACAAACTGCACAATATACATTTTATCTTTGAATCAAAGTTAAAATTAGCTCAAGCAGCAAAACTTAATGAAGAATTTCAAAATATTAATAGGTATGTACATTTATTAGAAGTTGATGCCAATTCAATGCACTTTTCATTAGAAATAATCAAAGCTGATAGTAACAATAACTTACAATTACCGCTAACTGACGAAGACTTTTCTTATAAAGAGCCATCAGAATTTGGGCATCTGTTGTTAGATGAAAACATTTTAGGCAAATCTTTGTTTCGTGCTGCTTTAGATAATGATTGGGAATTAATTGAAAACAAATTAACCAATCAACAACAAAGTATTAGCTGTGCTGTAGCAATAAGGCATCGACCTAATTCAGTTTCGCCAACATATATGATTAAAAAATATCAATCTATTCTAACAAGATATAAAGAAAAGTTTTCGAATTATGATCTTGAGAACCCCATATATACAGTAGGAGACATAGTATTAGGTAGCCCAATCAATGATAATTTTTTAAATTATGAATACTATCATAAGAATGTAACATTGAAATATCCTAATCTAGTTACTTTTTTTGTAAGTGAAAATATACCTTAAAATGTTTGATGTTTTTTATACTGGGCCAAAACCTAATATTTTTGCATTTGAAAAGTATGCAGATTCAATTGAATCTGCGGATCAACAGTGTAAAACAAAATACTTTTGGTATTTGCATGGTGACAATGATTATAACAAATTTGATTTTGAATATGAACCGCCGCCATGGGAAGCGGACCATACCCATGTGTGGCCCAGCCAATGGCAACGTAACGGCGGAACTTATCTAATACCCAAAGGCACTAAAGACCACAAATGGCATTGGCATGATGATGGGCCAACGGTATATAGAAGCGGGTCAGTTGAAGTTTTCTATTTAGATTTCATGAATCCTGGGAGTCAAGATCAACTTAAACATTTAAAAACATTGTGGCCAAATGTAAAGTTCACTAATACAAGATATGTAGACAGTCATCTTAATGTTTTTAATAGGATAGCTAATCTAGCTAAAGATGAATATGTTTGGATTATAAGCAGTATATGTGATTATAATACCTTTCCTTTTAATTGGCACCATGCGCAGTGGCAGGAAGATATGATTCATTGTTTCGCTAGCGGCAGACAATCTCGCGGTGATACTTTTTATTTCAGACCAAAATCTTGGTTCCTTCAAAATGCAGAACTTGAAATTTTAGATTGGTTTAGAGTAATAAACTATATCGAAGTACCGTCCGTACCAAGATTACCTATCCCCCTAAAGAAATATGATGGTGACAATTTAGTAAAGGCAGTACAAAATTATAAATTTGAACACCCTTATGCTGTTTTCACCAAAGACTTTTGGGTCAATGATTTATTTTATGATCCTTGCGTTTGGAGTGAAAAAGATAGAAGTATAGAAACATTTAATCGCAGTAACAGCACTGCCCTTGTGCCTAGAGACGCTAAGAGTCATATACGTACACAATTGTATGATTATCCTTACATAAACCGCGAAGAAACCACACAAACTAAGCAATATATTGCAGATTCTGCTATGGATATTGTCTATATAAGCAATGGGGAACCTAATGAGGAAAAGTGGCATGAAATACTCTGTCAACGATCTCAACGCCCAGTAAGATGGATTAGAAATGTAAATGGAAGAGCCGCAGCCTACAAAGCTGCCGCAAAGGCCAGTGAATCAGATTGGTTCTTTGCAGTATTTGCAAAATTGGAAGTAGATAGTAACTTTGATTGGAACTGGCAACCAGACTATCTGCAACAACCAAAACACTATATATTCCACGCTAAAAATATATTAAATGGTTTAGAGTACGGACATATGGGAGTGATTGCTTATAATAAAAGGCTGGTACTAGAAACAGACATTTATGGATTAGATTTTACTTTAAGTAAGGATCACACTGTAATTCCTGTGCTTAGTGCTACGGCTCATTTTAACAGCGATCCGTGGATGACTTGGCGTACTACTTTTAGAGAAGTATTAAAATTAAAGCATTTCAATAATATTGCTCCCAGTGTGGATACTGCTTATAGATTAAAAGTTTGGACTACACGAGCCAACGGAGCAAATGCAAATTGGTGCCTTCAAGGTGCTGCTGATGCAGTTGAATACTATGATAAGGTAGATGGTGAATTAGAAAAACTTATGTGTAGTTTTGAATGGGATTGGCTGCGTCAATATGCTAAACAATTAGGAAGACAGTTTTAAAAGTTCTTACGTCGTCGATGAAATAATTTCATAGCATCTACTATATGTTGAACTTCACTGTCAGTTAGTTCAGGATAAATTGGCAGACTTAGACACTGATTACAAAATTGAGATGAATATGGGAGATCATGTTGATAATAACTGTTAGCGACTTCATGATCACTTAGCGGCATATAATAGTGACATTTAGTTTCAATATTTTTACTAGTTAAGAATGATTGCAGCAAATTCCTGTTGGTTGATCTTATTACAAATTTATGCCAAGCATGTTTAACATCTAAGTTAGGTTCTACGGTTTGTATGCATATTGTTTCAAAATCTATAAGTGAATACAATTCCTGCATATAGTATGCGGCAATTTTGCTGCGGCGTTGTTGCCACTTATCAAAATGTCTTAATTTTATCAACATTTGAGCACAATCAGTTTCGCTCATTTTGCTGTTAGTTCCTGATATAGCATTTCCACTATAAACACCGTTGTGTCTCATGTCTAAGAAGAATTCATAGGCTTGAAAGTTATCAGTCAACAGCATACCGCCACTGCCGTAATTAGGTAAGTTCTTTGTTGGGTCAAAACTTAGAATACTGATGTCGCCAAAACTACCGCTGGGTTGATTTTTATAGCTGGCACCAAAACTTTGTGCAGCATCCTCAATTATATAATCAACATCATTAAAAAATTTACTTATAACAGTAAGCTTTTCATAATCTACCATATTACCAAATAAATTCACATACATAATTCCTTTGATATCGTACTCGTTGAATTTATAGGGTAAGCTTTCTAAATCAATTTGACCTTGGTAATCAACATCGCAGAACACTGGAGTATTATTACTTAATAAAACACTGTTTAGGGTTGCTATGTAACTTACATTTGGGATAAGAATTTTATGGTCAGCACCCTGATTTAGAAATGTTTGTGCAAAGATTAATGCTTGTGTGCCACTGTTTACAGCTACAGCAAACTTTCTTTTACAACGTGCGGCTATAGCTTTTTCAAATATATCTACGTGTAGTCCTTGCAACACCTTGCCGCTTTTTAATACTTGATCTGTGACATCCAGTATTTCCTCTCTTAGCTCAGCATACTGTCTATCTAATCCAAAAAAAGGAATCATTTCAATTTTTCTGACCAATAAGCACTGTGACGGAACCAAGTATGATAGCGCCGGAATCCTTCTTCAACCGACACTTGAGGCATATAACTAAAATCATGCACCGCTTTATCAATACACAATCTACCTCTGGATGGAAAGCTAGCATCTTTGTCCTGTATTTCATAACTACCTTTGCCAGCTATAGATATTGCTAGTTCAGCAGCATCTTTCAAAGTATATAATTTCCTATCACTTCTTGTTATATTATAGATATTATTTTTGCTTTTTTCATGCAGAGCAGCTAGAGTTATTCCCATAGCAGCATCTTCTACGTAAGTAAAGTCTAATATTTCATTAGAACCTTTAACAGTTAAAGTTTCGCCTCGCATAGCTGCCATCATAAATTTACTGACAACACGATCTTCAACATCTAATTCACCATACACAGCACTGGGTCTAATTATCACAAATTCTAATCCAGTTCTACGATGATAATCCTCTACTAATTTTTCTCCCATATATTTCATTATACCGTATTGGCCTATAGGTTTACATGGTGCATATTCAGCAACATCGTTATCAAAATCTCCATAAACCATACTACTGCTTACATAAAGGAAACGTCTTACGCCATGTTTAACGGCTGCTTCTAATAGATTTATTAATCCCGTACACATTACCTCACTACCTAGCGATGGATTTATACTTACAATCTTCTGTCTAGGAAAACTAGCACAGTGAATCACTACTTCAGGTTTAGTGGTTCTAAATGCGTAATCAACAGCGTCAGTTTGTCTAATATCTATACCAAATACGCCAGTTTTTATTTTCTTCCTACGTTCGCTAATAAGATAATCTAATTCTTCTTTTGAGATAAACCCGTAGTTTGTTTTATTATCTATAATACTGACATGATGATTTTCTTGTTCTAAAAATTTAACAACATTGTGTCCAATAAAACCAAGACCACCGGTTACCATTACATTCATTTAATTCCCCATTTTAATAAAAAAACTGTTTTATCTTCTTCAGTAAATTTTGCGCCAATCACAGCATCATATCCATATGTGAAAACATTTGGAGTGCAGTGGAATACTGGTTGTTCAATAGCATGTTCAAAGACCCATTTGCCTTTGGGAGTATCCTTCCAATTAGACAAAGCAAACCCCGCAATAACATACGGATCATCACTGTCGCCTATGGATACTCTCTCAACAATCATTATACGGCCATCTCAGCCTTTAATGCTGGGTGACATTTATAATCTATCAGTTCAATGTCCTGCATAGTAAAGGCGGTAATATCTTTGATATCAGGATTAAGCTTCAATTGTGGGCTAGCATATGGTTTACGTTTTAATTGTTGTTTCACTTGGTCAATGTGATTAAGATAAATGTGAGCATCACCCAATGTATGAACAAACTCACCTACACCAAGATCGCACACTTGCGCAATCATGTGGGTTAATAGGCTATAACTAGCAATATTAAACGGTACTCCTAAAAACATATCGCAGCTTCTTTGATACATTTGACAGCTTAGTTTGCCATTGGCCACATAAAATTGTGCAAAACAATGACAGGGAGGTAAAGCCATCATATCCAGTTCAGCAACATTCCAACTACTAAGTATATGCCTTCTGCCGTATGGATCTTTTTTAATTCCTGCGATCAACTCTTGCAATTGATCTATTTCTGTTTCTTTAATTTTATCGGTATCAGTCCACAAGCTTTGATAGAAGTCTATCCAGTTATAGACTGGTTCTTTTATATATTTTTTCCAGTAACGCCACTGTACGCCATACACTCTACCCAAATCACCAGTAAATTTAGCTTTTGATTTCCAATATCCCGCTTCAGCATTTGGGGTCCAAATAGTAGAGACTCCTTCGCGTGTGCCATGAGTTATTTCTGCTAGTCTACGTTCATCGCTACTACCTTCAATAAACCATAGCAATTCTCCCACACAGGCACGCCATGCTAGTTTTTTGGTTGTAATCGCGGGAAATCCTAATCTCAAATCATAGCGTTGTTGCATACCAAATACAGAAATGGTACCAACGCCTGTTCTATCATCGCGCCTTACACCGTTATCCAACACAAATTTTAATGCGTCTAAATAAGCTTTTTCCATATGGTAATTATATAGTTAAGATTTAAAAATGTCTATATTTTTATATGTCATCCAGTTACAGACATAATCTGGATGTGATTTGGCGCTTCTAGCTTGGAACACGTTTAGATATTTACGAAGATCAATCTGGACATCTGTTCGATATTGTCCTCTAAAATGTGTAATATAGGCTTCTGAGGTAATATTTTTAAGAGTCATTAATATATCTGGACCACCAATAACCCAAATAGTTCTGCGACGGTTAGTAAGTGCTATCTCTCTAACACGTTGCTCAATATCACCTTGAATTGTAAAAACGCCCTTAATTGGGCGATGTGTAATTACATAGGTAGTTCTATTTGGTAAAGGTTTAGGCATTTTTGGGTCATCATAAGTTTTACGACCCATTATAACTATTTGTCCATCTGTCAGGTTTTTGAAATGCTGTAGGTCTTCAGTGCAATGTGGCCAAGGTAACGATCCCTTGTATCCCATGCCGCCCCAAGGATCCACAGCGAAGATTGATTTGATCATAAGTTTGCTAGAATTTTATCTGTGATAGGTTGAATAGTATTTTCAACTTTTTCTATGTCAACGAAGAAGTCCACATTTTCGATGTATTGTTGAAGGTCATGTAAACGTTGATTCACATGTTCTTCAATATCATCAGGATCAGCACCATTTGTTAAAATTTCTTTAATATCAATTTCAACAACGGTGCCATCTTTTAGATTTACAATTAATTTTTGTAGTACATGAATTGGAACTTCTTTTTTGTCGACATCTTTTACTATGTTACGCCATACAATTTTACTATTTAAATTAAGCTTCTTTGGCTTTGCTTTTCTTGGACCTTGTTTTTTTGCCATGGTTTTCTGTTGCTCCTGATAGCTGTGCCGCTTCACCTTCTAACCTTTTTGCCTCAGCCAATAATTGATTAGCTTCCATTATCATGCGTTGAGCTTGAGCAACACGTTGAGCAGCAAGTTGGTCATCTGTGAGTACTTCATTAATACTTATGTTTGTTTCAACATCAGCAGGTTTACTGCGGCTAGCAGCAGGAGCATTAAGTTCGCCAAGATCTTTGAGTTCTGGTGGTCTACGCTTTTTGCCTGACATACCCAAACCTTTATCTAACTCAGCTAATTCCTTAATAGCTTCTTCACCCATGGCCATTTTTGCAAGAATAGCATTTAGTTCGTCCAAACGGATAGTACTTTTCGCATCAGGGGTTACGATAACTTGATTAGTTGGTACTTTTTTAATCATCCCTTCGCGATGCAATGTATCTAGGCAGTTCTCGCCTGAGGACGTGGTATAGCGGAATAGATATTCTGCAAACTCTTTACTTTGTTGACCAACATCACTTTCCAATGCTTTCATCACATCGTCGTGAATATGACGAGGTAATGTATCTGGATAAGCAACCAGGCACATATGGTCTTCACCTGGTACGGTTTTGAACAATATAACAACCCGCTTGTTGTTATGTTTGCCGACATGTTTTATCATAAAATCTCCTTAATACTGAACTATTGTCAGTTCACTTTAGGAGATAAAATTGGCTGGATTGCCAATTTGGTTTTAAACTCCATAAAGTGTATAGATATTTAATCCATACCTTTTATGGAATAATTTTTTTAAAAACCTAAGATATTTAAGGAGTCGTTGAATTGATCTAACATTAATAAGAAATAGCTGGCTTCACCAACTATTTCAAATCCAACAATACACTGTCTAGGATATGTAGCATCACTGAAAAAATAGAATCTACCTTCTAAATTCTCATAGATCCAATCTAAGAGTTTTTTCTCAGTGGTATTGAGTGTGAATTCAACCCTCTCAAAATGTGGGGGGCAGTGATTAACCCTGCGTAACCCCCACACATTGAGTGGATTAACTTGGCCATATTTTAACATGTAGAGAAGGACTTATGCAGCAGCAAGCTCAGCCTCTTTCTCGTAAATGGCCCAAACACCAAAGGGCGGTTCTGCTTTGGTGTTACCTTTGATGATAAACACCGTATCACAATAATCAGGATCACCCCAACTGCTATACGGGTAACCGTCAGTGAACATGATGAACTTTTTAGGCTCAATTTCATTTTCCTTCATGTATTTCCAGTTCTCCATGAAGTCAGTGCCACCACCACCCTGGGGTTGATATTCGGCAATATCCTTGACGTTCTCAGACGTAAACACTTGGTGATTATAAATCTCAGTATCAAAGCACCAAATTTGAATCTTGTATTCATCATAGGCTTCCATGATACCTTTAACTTCACTGAGGAAAGCTTTGATATCATCTTCACCAATACTGCCTGAGGTATCAATGGCAATGCAGATGTCAATCTGTTGACCCGGAATCATACCAGGCAAAACAGCATCCATATGCCAACTACGGCGGGAAGGTTTCATCCAGCTGTAATCGTTTTTGATAACACTGAGGATCTGTTGTTCCAACAGTTCGCGCCAATTTACTACAGGCTTAGTCAGCGCCTTAATTAAACGTTGGACACCGCTAGGCAAATTGCCTGCACCCGCAGCCTGAGCAGCCTGCAATACAGCCTGCCGAATATCATTTTTGATAGCTTCGCGATCTTCCTTGCTGAGTTTAGGACGTTTTTTGCTTACACCATCTTTATTCTTGTCGCTCTCGCCATCGCCATCATCGTCACTTTCACCTTCATCTTCACCGTCAAGATGTTCGTCACATAGCATGTCAAGAAGGTCTTCGATATTAATTTTCTCAGCATTAGCATAGAGAATATCGTAAACTTCTTCTGCGCTAAGACCATTGTATTTCGTATCGTAAAGGCAAGGATTGATTTTTGAACCAATTTTAGATTCAACCAAATCAGCATTGACACAATAATCTGCCGCACAGTTAAACAGGCGCGGGTCTCGGAATTCACCTACCCTATACAAGTGAGCATAGACATTGTGCAGAACTTCATGCCCAAACAAGAACTCAACTTCTTTGTCGTTGAGTTTGCTTAAAAATTCGGTATTATAATAGAAATTGCGTCCATCTGTAGCAGCAGTGGTGCACCATTCGTCTGCATTAACCAGTTTGAGACGCACCGCAAGATTGCCAAAGAAAGGAGCGCGAAGCAACAGGGCGATTCGCGCACTTATCAACTTCTCCCTAATAGCATTGTCCAGGGTAACATCAATTTTGTCGGTCAATCGACCACCAAGTTTGGGGCCTTTGCCTTTAGTAGAAGTAGTTTTAGCGACCATAACAATCCTTATTAAAACACTATTATATTATATATCTGAATTTAGTGCAAGGGGGTGGGGACTTAATGACGAGAAAGAGATTAAGCGTCATGCCCCAAAACCATTATCGTTTGGATGCAGCCACGATATATTTGCCAAACCGTTGATGGAACTCTTTAAACTTAGGCAGTTTAGCAGGGATAACCGGCAGTTCATAAGTAACAATTGCAATACGAGCACCCATAACAATCAACTCTGTGGTCATATTACCCATGATGAACTCAATAAAGTTATTCAACTTATTGAAGAATTCTTCATTGGCCTTATTGTTCAGCTTCTCCAATTCTTCCTTGAGCTCGTAGCACAAGCTCACGCAAAGCGAATACATGGCAGAGATTTCTTTAATCTTAATCTCTTTGACCTTGCCACTAAGGATATCTTGGGGATCAGGCAAGTCACTGGAAATCTTGCGATGAGCCATAAACTTAAGAGTAGGCCCTTCACCAATTGCACCAGTAATCAGCTCAATCAAATCTTCTTCGCTGGTATCATTTTCTTGCAGCAGTTCGGAAACGAACACCCAGCTACGCGGGGTCGCAAAACTGCGGCTAGAGCTGCGCGGATCATAATCATAAAGGTCTTGTTTAGCAAAACCAATATAACCAATCACGTCCTTATGGACACTATTGCGCACTGCCCAATCTTCCCACGACTCGTGATCCACCCGCATTTCCAAATGGATGAAACGATTCGCCAAGGGAGCCGGCATGCGGTAAGTTACACCCTTATCGCTTTCGCGATTACCTGCCGCCACAATCACTACATTGTCAGGCAGCACGTATTTGCCAATACGGCGATTCAAAATAAGTTGATATGCACTGGCTTGGATGGAAGAAGGTGCACTGTTCATCTCATCCAAAAACAATACAATCACGGGATACTGTTTTGCAGTTTCAGCATCCGGAAGATCAACAGGGGCGGCCCAGTCCATCTTGTTGATATCCTTATTATAGAAAGGAATACCACGAAGATCGGTGGGCTCCATCTGCGCAAGACGAAGGTCAATCATCAAACCATTCATTTCTTTGGCAATACTTGCAACGAGGTCAGACTTGCCAATGCCAGGCGGACCCCAAAGAAACACCGGACGCTTCTTCTTGAAGCATTTCATGATAGTGCGGTGCGCAGTTTTGGAAGTAATAGTGCGAGTTTCAGTTACTTTAGACATCTCTCTTTCTCTCCTAAATAAAAATTAAACTACGATATAACTATAAAACAGGTTGGATTTATTGTCAACAAATTATTGCAGGGTTGCAGGTGCAGCATGCGTGGCACGTTGGTCCATTTCAAGATACATTTTTGTGTCCTGCTCGGACAGTTCGTAACCAACTTGTGATATTGCCAGCATCTCTCTCAGCAATTGTGCCCAATCCAGCTGAGCGGAATCTTCTTGATCGAATTCGTCCATGTTAGATGCCTTTCATAATATAGCGAGCGTCTTGATACTCAATCAGTCCGCGGTCTCGTAGACTGCGCAGGGTGCGGCCGTCAAAGTGTTGACAGTCTGCGGCATACACAAAACCTTTTTTTTGGCTCATGCGGCGCAGATCCTTAAGCACCAAATTTTGAGCATTGTTCAATTTTTGCATTATACACGCTCCAGCATGCTGGCATCCACACGCCACACATTGCCCTGACCAACATCGACCTTGATGTTTTTGCGGCCAACCTTGACCACAGTGCCTGTCATTGGTTTACCTAAACGAACGCTGTTCCATTTAACACGGGTACCAACAACCAAGCTTCCGGTGTTTTTGCGAACAAGCTGACTGCGAACAAACCGCACGGCATCCAGCACGGAATTCAAATCTTCGTTGCTAAGATTGCTGCTAAGAATTGCGGTATTGATTTCTTGAACAGTTTTCAATTTAGGCTCCTTGTTATTAACTATACAGCTATTATACAGGTTTTGGTAATAAAAGTCAACCAAAATTTAGGCGTTGTAAGTCATTGATTCTACTAGAGGAATCACATGCTCCAGTAAAGTTCACTGGAAGGATCACAGCATCGCGGGGTATTTACCCGTTGAGTAAAGGATTTGCCCGTCATCAAGTTGATGCAGGTCTCAGTTTTTTCAATCTTCCAAAATTCATCATAGGGCAGGATGGCAAAGTTCTTGCGGTTGATCTTGCCCAGCTTACACAAGCGAGTGAAGCCTGCGCGAGCCGCTGCCTCAGTTTGATACTCGGCGTTCTGCCAGAGACCGCTGCGCATGATACGAACCAGTTGGGTGGTGGACTTATTGAAAATCACGTATCGCATCTTAGGCTCCTTGTTATTAACTATATAGCTATTATACGGATTTTGGTGTTATTTGTCAACCAAATTTAGGCATTGTAAGTCATTGATTATTAATGATTATTTGGCAGGTTTATCCTGTACTACTTTGGAATCTGTGGGAGAAGGATCGCTGTTGACCCCACCGTTTATGTGATTTTGATAACCATCATACACAATACTACCCAAAATACCAATAATTGCGAGAACAATGAGAAGTTCAATAAGTGTAAATCCGTTTTTCATTTTTACTGTCCTTTAAAGTTTTCTAGAATGGTTAACATTGCTTCTGCATTGCCCTTTGCATCATCCACAGGATTATGAGTATGTTTGGTTTTACGTAGGTGTTTGAAATTTTCAAACATACTTTTTTGCATACCCTTATATAGACTACCTAAATTCATACTGCTATGCCCAAAGGGATTTTTGAGTAGAAATTTATGAAAATAATAATTCACAAATTGCCAATCAAAACCGTTGTTATCACTAACAAAGATAATTTTACCATTCGGTATTTGTTCGCTAAGCCATTGGTCAAATTCCAACATGGCATCGCAGGGATCCTTAAACTTCATAGTTTCTTCGCGGCTGTGTCCTGTTACTGCCAGCGCATCATAGACATATTCGTCACTGATGGGTTTAAGATTAGTATAAAAGGTTCTATTGAGCGTGGGTTCTACTATAACAGCACCCAGTTCAATCATACTGTAAAGCCCAGGTGCTGGGCCATCTGCTTCAACATCCACCATAACATAGGTTACTTTTTTTGCCATAATATTTTCTTTATAAGTTAAAGTATAGAAATTATAGTTTATTTTGGAATATAAGTCAAAGGTTTTTTTCGAGACTATCCAAATATACAGGTAAGTTATTGCTATGCAAGGATAACATGGTCGCTTCATCCTCATCAAACACAATAATTTTTTTAGGCATGATATAATACATACCGGAAAAATATCTTTCCAATTGAATTAGATTTTTATTTTTAAGTGGTTGTTCTAATTCAAATTCAAATAATTCTAGATTGAGATTTTGTGTAACAAACCTAAGGCCTTCTAAGCTTAATCTTAGGCTATTATCATCTGTAGGGTTATACCAAATTCTGTAGCGTAGGTTTTGATCTATGTGGCTACCAAGTTGAGCAGCAAAGATTTTGACAAGCTGACTCTGCTTATACTTTTTATGGATAGATTTTGTCACCGCTCTTTAACAGTACCACACTGAATTGGTCTGTCTTGAATAGAGCATTTAGTTTCTTAGCCAAATTAACCGCATGACCTTTATTTGCAAAGGATGTCTTTTTATATTTTGGTCCAGGGTAACTAACCAAAATGTTTTGACTTTTTAAGTTGATAGGTTGATTTTGATAAAATACCGCCCAGATGCCATCACTGCTGAGAATCTGCTCACTACGGTAATTGCTTTTGTTGACGTGTTCAATCAATATATTAGGTTTTGGCCTACTCATAATTTTCTCTATATCAAGTATTTATCTACTGTAACCCACAGGCTATGATTAGTCCCAATTACCGCCATCCATAGCTATATTGATCCCGTCAATTGAGTCTTTGGGGGTTTTTTGTGTTTCCTTGCTTAATGTAGCACAATGATTTAACAAATCAAACAAATCTGCATGCAGATTCCTAGCTTCTTGTGCACTAAGAGTAAGATCTCTACTATGAGTTTGATTCATTAATTTAACTTTATCGTTAAACATTTTAAGATGTATAGATAAATCTTTGGCCATATTATATCCCAGTAAGCTCTTGTCGATCTTTAAACGGACCAACAAATTCATATCTATTTAAGGTAATAAGTTTAGGACAAAAAGTTTCAACCCATTGCCCGTTTAGCTTTACTTTATACCAACCAGCACAATGGAAACTTTTGCTTTTTTTGCTTTTAGTGAATACAGGAAATTGATGCTTTACATTCCAAAGTATATTGTACGCCTTTTTCTCAACAGGATATCCATACGCTGAAGTTTTTGCTGTAGACGTTTGGTCTTCTGTTAGTGCTGGATCAAAAACTACATTATGAATTCTACTTAGGATTTTGATGCTGGGATACACTTTGCGTTCTTGGTCGTTGACATAAACAAAGCCACCATTGTCCACTGCTTGTATGGTGGCGATCTTTTGTCCTTCCTGCTCAACAATCCAGAACTTGTTCTTTACCACTGGCTTTGCTGTTAATATCATAGGCGATAGGTTACTTTCATGTTATGCTGCTTTCATTTCTTTTTCTTGATAAGAAGATTGCAACCACTGTGCAAACTTATCTGCACTATCACCCAACCTCTTAAGGTCATATTTTCCGCAGAATCGCAGGAAATGTATGCCAATTTGTTGCTGAGTTTTAGGCACACTGGAGTTCTTTATAGTCTCGTTGATCTTAGCCCGTATATGGTCAGGTTGAGCACTAAGGTCAATCAATACCTTATTACGGTTATAATCATCTAATACTTTATGCTCCACGTCAAGATGATCGGTCCAACGCTGTAACATAAAATTATTCCATGCATAACCTTGCTTGTCTCGATCCGCAAAAGCTTCTGTCAATCCAACTTTACTTCTGCTGCTTTTGACCCGCGCACCAGGAAATGCACTGAACACGTTATCGGTGGGATCGCCGCGCACAATCTTTTCAAACAAAATCCAAGCGGGGTCCGGAATCTTTTTGGGTTCTTTTGTTTTCTTGTCGATAACAGGTTTACCCTTGCCATCGTAAATGCCATTAATGGTATGCAGCTCGTCCGCTACTCCATTATATTGATTAACATTCTCTGCTAACAGTTGATGGAAATCACTGTCACTGCTGATAATAGTATGATGATCTTTGGTATGATATTGTATCCACCCAGCAATTAAATCATCAGCTTCTAATTCAGGATGTTGCAATACTGTGCAGTTAGATTTTTCCTGCAGAAATACCTTAAGATCATCTAACCCCTGCCAAAACATGCGATCTTCTTCAGCTTCTTTAACATTTAAAGCAGCTCTAGCCTCAGCACGGTTAGCCTTATAAGGTTTGTAGTAATCCTTACGCCAACTGCGTCCTTCAAGACAAATAACTACATGATCACCTTTTTGATCTCGCCATGCTTTGTTGATGCTACTTAGCGTGACGTGAATTGCAAAGGCAACCTTTTCTTCGGTTGACGTGCCACGATGTGCAGCATGGCGTGCCCTAAAATATGAATTAGTTAAATCAACAATCAAATAGCGCATGATATTCCAATATAAAAGACAGACATATTATAGTAGCAGATTATGCCTTTATTGTCAAATATATTTGATCAGCTGACTTCGGTTCTGCCGTCACCCAAGTTCTTCTTTTGGACGCCAGTTACTGGGCGTGGGTTATTCGCCTCAAATTGTTCGTAGGTTTCAAGCACCACATTGCGGCATAGATCCGTAAACCATTGATCTACAATTTGAGCATCATCCTTGCCTTTATATCCTGCTCTAATCAATTTAGCAATGAAGAATTCGTTCCAATCCAATTCAATGGCTCCATTGCCAACATTCTCAGGATCTAGATCCATACTAACTACAGTGACCCAAGGTTCTCCGCGTTCAGTTGCTAGCTCTTTGGGTGTCTTTTTTGATGTCTTCGGTGTTTGTTTAGTCTTTGTTGTGGTTTTTTTTGCTGCCATAATTACTCCTTAGGATAGTTACTTACCTGAAACTAAAAATGCTGGATTGGGTATAGTAAGTGGAAATATATGAAATATCGATGTTTGATCTTTAAGTATCTCAACGGTTCTAGCATATTCTGCGTCAAGTTGAGATAGAAAAAATCCGAAACCAATATTAGGATTTGACATACCTGTATAAGACAACATCATGCCAGTCTGCTTAACTAACGCATATACCGTTATTTGTTCTGGTATTGCAATTCGCTCCATATTTCTACCTTTTTAATTCCCAAATAATATGTTCATCATAATGATGCCAACGTGAAAGAGTGAGGCGGTTGCCTATGTCAGGACTTAATAGAGTACCTCGATATCCCATTTGCATCCAAATCCATTTTTTAGATAAGTGACATCGGTGTGGTAGCAGAGCAAAGGATTTCTCCCAGGTGCTGTACTGTTGCCAGCGCCAGTTCCATATTTGTTCTGCCTTTTCCAATTCCTCTTTAGTTGGGAATATGCTACCAAAGCCACCGGCAACCATTATGTACCCCAAGCGTTCTTCCAGAGCGGAACTTGCAATCTATCACTGTAACGTAATCCATATTTCATAGCCAGTTCTGCTACCTTGCGATTGTTGAGCTTGTAAACACTTTCAACTCCGCCCACCGGCATCAAATATACCGGACCTAGGAATCCTTCTGCACGATAAACATCCACCGTTTCGATGGCTTCTTCCACATCCTGCTCAGTGGCCACAACAAATTTTAGATATGTGTATCCAACATCTTCATAGCTGCATATAATCTGCGGCTGTATTGCTTCAGCACGTGATTCTCCCGAGCAGCTGAGTTTGGCACTGACGCTGAAGGTAACATTTCCCCATGCATGCAAATAATCAACAAATTCTTTGCTCAAAGGTTGAGTGCCGTTGGTCTCAAAAGTAATTTCTTTTAGCTTTCGCATTACAGGTTGTTCTAACAGATCTGGGTATGCACGTTGCCAACCCAACAAGGGTTCGCCACCAGTGATAACGAGATGTTCATCCTGCCAGCGTTTGTTGGGCAGCAAGCTAACAATTTTTTCTGCCAGTTCCTTCACATCCATGGTGGGTGACAGTTTCTTAAACTCTGGGTAAACTGCTGCATAACTGTCACAGCCAGTTTCAACCAATGGCAGATCTCTATAATTTTTGTATTTGTCAATCTGCTTGATTACTTCAACTACTTCAGGATTATGAGTCTCATCTGTAGGTACATAGTCTCTACCAAAGCCTCGACATTTAAAATTACAGCCAAAAGTTCTTAGGAAGATACTGGGGACTCCCATATATCGTCCTTCGCCCTGGATGGAAAAAAAAAAAAAATTTCCGAAACTTTAAGTTTAGAATTCATAGATTGGTTCCTTTTAATAAATTGTCTATTTGATTAAATTTTTAATTTTTTCATACTTGTCAGTATCAATAATTTCGTATTGGTCTTTTATTAAACGCCATTCGTATATATTAATGTTTTTTTCTTTGTTTGTCAACTTGTTCCGGCAGAGAAAAAGCAGCGATTTGTTACCTAACCCTGCATAGATATTTTTGTCAAATTGATCTCGTGGTATTTGTGTTCGTTCACCGGTTAATTTGTTAATGGCATTTACTTTGCCTTTGTTTGGTCCTACGAATCTGGTTTTGTTTTTTATGTATTCGTCCTGCGTAATTTGTACATATTGTCCGGTCTCTTGATCTAAGCAGGTCCTTAGTCCTTTAGTTTGCCCGACGAGCCCCCTCAATTTAAACTCCTCTTTGGTTACCAAAACCGTTTTTCCTGTATCGTCTTTCGCTAATATCTTTCCTTTTGTAGATGTTAGATACCTGTTGGGGTTAGATTGATACTCTTCGATCGTAATCTGCATAGTTCCTTTCGTCTCAGTATCGAAAACGGTCAATTTATTTTGATTCACATGTGATAGCGTGTGGTGAATGTTTTGATATTCCTCGCGCGACACTAACACCCGTCGACCGGATTGGTCTATGCATGCTATTTGATGATTAACTACTTGTTTAAATCTTTTATAGCCGGTGGATTCATTAATCGCTCTAGCGTCGGCTTTTTTTAGCTTAACTATATTTTGTGTGTCGGTGTCTATAAAATTATAGGAACACGTTAACGGATTAGACGTGCCGTTACCGTACCCACTGTAAGAATTGTGCAGCCGAGTGATATATTTTGATTTATTTTGGTGATATTCCTCAGCGGAAATATATACCCATTCATTAGTTTCTGTGTTAAACACGTATATCTTTCCAGCAGTGTGAAATTTATAATCGCTATTCTTATATTCTTCTTTGGATATACGTAATAAATTGTCGTTTTCGTCTCTAACGTTTACCTTGTCTCGATTAACTTCACTTATCATCTTGTACGTTTGTGATCGTAGTGTTTCGTAGGTCCTGCTGGTAATTCTACCTTGGAATCCTTTATTACCCTTTGAATTTTTATGGTTCATCTGTAGAAACGCACTGGCAATGGGCAAATAATTTGGATATGACTTCCACAATAACCAATGAGCCAGAAAATGTTCTCGTAGTGTTAGTCTTATTAAATTTTTTTTGCTATCTGTTCCTTTGAGACATTTTGGCTGTATGTGATGCACTTCAGTATATCCGGTGAAAGTTCTTTGTCCTAACGATTTTATTTTTTCTATAAATTTGTCATATCGATTTTTGTAGTGTTTGTTAAGCATTTTTCCTTCTTCCTGTATATTTATTTATACAAGGTGAAGGAAAAAGTTAGGATACTTTAATCTTACTCATCGAAGATTCCTTAATGCTTCCAATGTAATGGTGCTGCCAATTGCTTCCCCTAAATCTTCTAAATCTGGCACAACATGTAGATCAGTATAATTCCTATCAGTCTTGTTGTCATACTTTGTGTATTCAATAACATAACCGCCTGTAGCCTTGTATAATGTAAAATGCATACCGTTGTCATTAAACCTACGGCGCCCTACTGGTTCTGAAGAAAGTTGCACTTTCTCGTCATCTCTAGCATATCTACAGCGTTTTTCTAACCATCGAAAAAACCAATTCATATTAATCATCCTTATCAAATATAGTGGACCAACGCTTTAACTTTTCAGTCTTTGCTGCTTTGGCCACATCTAATATGTCCTTGTTTAACAACCCATGTGATTGTAACAGATCTATCATACAAAGTAAATCACCTACTTCTTTGTGTAAGGCATCGATATTGGTGGTGTTTTCGCCCTCGCGGAGATAAACAGCACCAATACCAAATCGCTGCATCTTTGATATTACTTGAATAACTTCAGCAGCTTCTTCCTGTGTAATTACTAATATTTCTTTGATTTTCTCAGTATTCACTTAGATTCTTCATCAAATAGATCTTCCATCCATTCTCTATGGCCTTCACGAAACGCCATGTTACTCTGCGTTTCACGAACTTCAACACGATAACACCAAACACGTTCAGCTTCACCTTTGCCAAAATAATCAGGAATAAAAACTCCGTTGACATACTTATATAACATGTCAGCTAAACGTTCACAGCCCATACCTGGTAATACAGTTAACTCAAGTATGCCATCACGTTCCAGCTGAAGGTATTTCTCAAGATCCGGATCGTCCCTAGCAATAATAGTTTTGTGATCAAACTGCGCTTTTAGAATTTCTTTTAGTTCACGTAACCCACCATAATCAATCACCCAACCACGTTTGTCTAATTGATTGGCACCAAAATAGAATTTGATTGAGAAGCTGTAACCATGATTGAGGTTGCAATGTGTGTCGGCTTTCCACTGTTTATAAGCACAGGGAAACTCATCTACATACTCTTTGGTTGATGTAAATTTGTATGCTACTGATTGAAGTGTCATATCATGTACCCCTTGTTTGGTCAGGATAGACAGAATCAATATCTCCCAGTACTTTTACTTTGGATATTCTATGTGGTGGGTAATGTTCAAGTACTCCAGCTTCCACATGTCGATAACCAGTCTGTATTATTGCATGACTGTGCTCTCTAGCTTTAGCTGCGCTATTTACGGTGTATTCAAATATCACGCCATTGTCTAGATAGACTTGTATTGTAAATTTATTGTTTGTTTTTGCCATTTTAGTGATTCCTTTTTCCGTCAAACACACAATTGAAGATCAAATCAATTGTGCCAGTGTTATGAACACGATGGAATGCACCATCAGGTATTAACACAATCTTACCAGAATACACTTCAAATCGCTGATTGTCAACCTCCATCTCACCAGAGCCTGACACAAAGAAATAAACCTCCTCTTGTCCTGCGTGACTATGACCTCGTGTGCTTTGCCCAGCATGTAGCTGAGTTTGGCTTAGAATAAGATTATTAAGTGTTTTGTTGTCTATTAAACGATAGGTTTCGTTGTCTTTAATGACTTCACCACCTATGTCGTTGTTGTTTAGAATAATATTTGCCATTGTTATCTCCTAAAAGTTAGCAATGGCGGCAGAATTTTTTAATCGGGATGACGCCAAGACCGATATTACTATTTATAACTAGATTTCTTATAGTTTGCTTTGCCAGCTATAACACCATGCACACCACCGATTGGATCTTCACAATCTCCAAATCTACGGGGAATGACGTGAATGTGTGGATACATCACAGTTTGACCTGCCGCCTCACCGCAGTTCATACCAATGTTAAACGCATCGCAGGTACCGTTAAGTACTAACCAATTGCCGTACTGTAATGCTGCTTGAAAGGTTATTACAAGATATTCTGTGTTGTTAATTTTTGGCATAAAAAGAGTGTGCCCTTGTGTAACTGCATACTTGTCCTCACAAAGAACATAATGTTTGAATTCCTGTTCTATTGGCCAAGGAAAACAACCACTAGCTTTTGCTTGTTTGATATCTTTAGCCATTTTGCCACCAATTCTCATAAGGAAAAACTATCCAAGGTTTATTTTCTGGATCTAGTTCTTCACTAACATAGTTCATTGATAGTTTACTTTTACTACCCAAATTATCAAAAAGAACAGCGAATCTAACATTCTTACCCCAAACAGAATTCCAAATTTGAGTTTCGTTAGGATAACATCCGCTGCTCCAATCATCAATAAGATAGTTCATAGTTGCACCACTATCGTTAATATCATCTACAATGAGAATGTTTTTTCTGTAAGCAGGGTCCCATCGACTAGTAGTCTGTTCCTCAGGTGGTACACTACCAAAAGCATCCTCCGCCATCCAAAGATTACTTTCGCAATCATAACTATTATGATATCGCAAACTTATTTTAAGGGTTTGACATGGTACATCAAAATAATGACTGATCATGGTAGCAGGTAAGAGTCCACCTCTAGTAATACCTACTACATAATCTGGACGCCATTTGTCGTTGGCTATTTGTCTGCAGATTTCATTAACTAGACCAGTAAACTCTTTCCAATCAACATATCTTTTACTCATTGTTCCTCCAACATTTTTCTTATTTCTTTACAGGTTGTATTAAAAATTTTGTGCCCAAACGCTATACTGAACACCAAAGCATCGTCATTGCTTGGGAAGAAAATCCTAGCGGAAGGACTTTCTCTGAGACTATAAAACTTTACAGGCTTAGTGTTTTGAAAAGCTAGGTTTGTAAATACTTCATTCAAACTACTAACTGGTAATCTTTCTTCGTAAGGTATAGCACCTTTTTTAATAAGATAATTGTGAACATCACAATCATAGTCATAAATGTCCACAGCGGTTGAACCAGTCAACGTTGGGTTCAACCGACCTCTCATTTATTTGTGACCCTTCATGCTTAAACAAATATCATAAAACTCTTGTTTAAGTGGAGGATGATTATCAAAAGCACCTAACATAATTGCAGTGGTCATATCACTTTCATGCTCCCTTACACCACGCATGGTCATACAATGATGTTCTGCTTTGACTACCACAGCAATATTGTCAGTTTTAGCATACTTTTTCAATGCTTCTGCAATCTGTGTGGTCATTTCTTCTTGGATTTGTGGACGTTCGCAGATGTGATGTACAATGCGATTAAACTTGCTGAGTCCAATTACTTCATCTTCCGGCACAATGCCAACCCAACAACGTCCAACAATATTTTGAAAGTGATGTGCGCAGGTACTGCGAATACTGATAGGTCCAGTTGTATAAAGGCTTTTATACCCCATGTTAGGGAAAGCAGTGATTCTTGGCTCTGGACGATATCTGCCATTGAATGTTTCTAATACAAACATCTTAGCCACACGTCTTGCAGTTTCCTGTGTGTTATGATCATTGTCAGTGTCAATAACTAAACTGTTTAATACACCTTGAAATTGCTCGGCTACTTCGTCAACCAAAGCATCAATTTCACCTTCTTTGATAAAATCAGCAATGTTATCATTACTGTGGAATTTTACCCCTGCTGCTAAAATTCTTTCTCTAATTTGTTCACTGATTGGTTTGTGCATAATTATATTCTGATCCTTGTTATTTGACGATGAAGATACAAAAGGCATCTTATGATTGTAGATTGCTGTAGGAATAAATTTTCTTTGCATCTTCATATTATATTTAGGCCGGACACATTAGTCAATTAATTTCCAGTCAAATGGACTAATTAATTTGCTGTAACAATACATCTGCACTAAAAAAGTATTTGGTTAGATCCGATGCCTGCTTTTGCAGTTGTGGTAATCGTGTTTCATAATGAGTCATAACTGTGGAAATATGATAGCACAAATGCTGCCTATAGTTCATATAGCTTGACCAATCTTCAGTCCATTCACTGGGATATTTGAATGTGTCATAATACATTTCACTATAACTAAGTCTATCTGGAACCATCGGGACTGCATCCACTAATGCACCTTCATAACAGCTAATACCCAGTGTTTCCTGTAGATTAGCACTGAACACAATCTTAGCTGCTCCCAAAAGATTATGATACTCATCTTTGGTTAACTGTTGTTCCTGGCATACCACAAACTCGTATTGTGGTAATTGCTGTTGTAGATCCTTAAAGATATCTAGTTGTTTTTCTGGAGCCAGTCTGTGTGGAAACAGGATTAGGTCACGTTTCTTCATACCTTTGTATGGAGCAAGAGTCTGCTCCATATATTCCATGGGCCAGCCTGTGCGTATAATGTTACTACCTTCCCAATGATCAGTTGCACCAATACCTAACAAATTTTTACAAAACAATTTGATATGAAAGTCTGTGGCAAAGTAGTTATAATCGATTGCGTGAAAGAAACTCTTTTCAGCATGTCTAACCCAAGGTGCTGATCCAATTAATCTACCTAGGAAATCCTGAGGATCCCAACTTCCTGCATGAAAAAGACCATGTAATTTCCAATTAAAACCCAATAAATCAGATATGTACCGCAATTGAATTACTGTGGGATTCCAAGCGTCAGTGAAAATAAAATGATCATTAGCTGAGGTTTCGCCGTTATTGTGGCAGTCTAAAAATTTACATAACTGAGAACTTTTCCAATAGTTCGTATCAGAAAAATTTAAAAAAGCTCCAGGAGTAGTTTTGGTATTTTTTTGTATTCCGTCAATTTGAACGATGTTAAATTGACTACCTACCCTTTTTTTAAGTAAAGCAGGAAAATGCTCGTGCCATTGCTTAGTATAGCGATTTTCTAAAGGTTCAATACTAAAAATCCAAATTGTGGGTTTCATCATTTTATTTCCTAATTAAAAAAGATTATACAGCATTATTTTTATAAAATCAATAATTTTCACTGAAAATGAATAAATAATCATATGAGTCATAACAACCTTAAAACTATACCCTATTGTTATTTTATAGGGTGGCCTGAATCAAACAAATTTTATTATGGAGTAAAATTTGGGTATGATTCAAATCCTAGCACTTTTTGGAAAACATATTTTACTTCATCAGAATTGGTTAAAACATATAGAAAAAAATACGGCGATCCAAAATTAATAGAAATTAGAAAAATATTTGATCCTAAAATATACGGGTCTATCCATAATGCTCAAGAAGCTGCTATAGCACATGAAAGCAAAGTTATTCGTCGTATGAATATGGTTTTTGAAGAACGATTTTTAAATTGTTCAAATAATGTGTGTCATAGGGTTGGAGAAAGAATAGCCAATCATAAAAAATATAGACAAGAAAAATTTGGTCAATATCATTCAGAAAAGGGGTTAAACTCTATGAGAGAATTCAATAAAATATATTCTAAACTTAATAATCCTATGAATCAACCAGAAGTTAAAGAAAAACATTTAGAGGCAATAGCACGAAAATATGGATATAATAATTACTTAGAGTATTTAAATACGATTAAATCTGAATTTGAAAAATATAAAACTATCAAGACCACCTCTGAAAAAACTGGACACGCTCAATACACCATAAGACATTTACTCATTAATAATTTTGGCAAAAAATGGTTAGAAGAGATTAGAAAAGAAGGACTAACAGCAGGAAAAATTAAATCAGCACAATCAAATCGATCTCGTCCTAAAAGAAATTCTTATGGTGATCAAAATTATAATGCTTACGTTTGGGAAGCAATTTCTCCTTCTGGTGAAACCTTTATACTTATGGGAAATAGATTAGATTTTTGTAAAAAACAAGAAATTGGGTCATCATTAGATCCAAAAAAGCCTCATTTAAGAGGCTTTTGGGAATTTAAAAAAATTTGTAAAGTCAAAGACTATAAAAAGTTACAGTCAAATTAACAGATTTTCAAAAATAATGACAAATACATTAGCCATTTTTAGCTACTGTCTTTTTGGCTTTCACAAACTCTTTATATTCTTTGCTCCTATATAGATCCTTAGGATCAAACTTAATCATCTCCCAACGACAGTGATTCAACCATTCTTCAAGATCATCATAGATCTTGGTAACTTCTGGTTTCATACGGAGATATTTTTTAAGCCAAACAGGTTGAGACATTTTATTTCCTCTTGTTACTTTGTTTATTTAGGTGAGAGTTCATATTTAATAAGAGCTCCGTTCTCACCGTCTTCGGAGACCTCAATCCAGACCCTACGGTCAGGATACTTTTGAGCGATTTGATCAAACAAATCGTCTGCAATCATTTCACAGCTTTTGTTATTTAGATCCAAAGTTTGACTAGTATATAGAGATTCACACCAACGTTTGAATTGGATAAATTCTATGTCACGGTCATTATGCAGAACATCAATCCAAACTTTGAAATGGAAGATATGTCTATGCGGATAACCCAAAAAACTTACATCCTGTAATGCAGGTGCAGTGGCCGCAGCTGGATAACAGTGGATACCTTCTTTACGAAATGTAACCCAGATCTTCCTATCAGCATCACGTTTGATACGTTGCCGATTTTCGTATAGTGCTAGTTCTCGTTGTGGTGAATGGTCTTCCATATTATTCCCAATAATTAAGATTTATTTTTTGGCACTTTAACTGGTTTGACTGTTTTGTCACCCACATAGTCTTTCCAACCAGTAAAGGCAGATTTATTCATTAATTCATGAACACTGTGACACCATACCCCTGGATTAGTTTTACCCCAAGTGACATCATCAATTTTTAATACTGCGTTATAATTTAGTAATTTAATAGCTGGAATTTTAGCACTGATCATTGGAATAAAGGTATTGTACTCGTTCCAACAGGATTCATGAATGAACTCGATATGTTTAATGTCAAAGTCCAATGTAACCCAATAACCCAAGGACAACAAGGGTCTAATCATGTGGTCCCATTGTTGCCATTCATCAACTGAATTTGGGGTAAAACTTTGACTGGTGCCAAAATAGATGTGATTTATTTTATAACGTCTTGCTGTGGCTACGATTTCATCAAGCGGCTTTATACCTACAACGAAAAGAGTTTTCTCACCCTTCATTGCTGTATGTTCTACTTCTGTGCCAATAAAATAATCTACTTGTTTACGTGCTTCAGTGTCTAAAGACATCAATGCTGCCAATACAAATAACCCCGGCTATAATTGGCAGGCCGGTTTACGCCATCAGCAAATGCTTGCTGCCATTCTGTATATCTATTATAACCCTTACTCCAGAACTTGTCAACAACAATGTCACCATTTTCTATCCATCGTGCAGCATCACGCATACACATATGGAAATTAAGATTCCTAGGACTGGGCAACATGATATTGGCGGATTTCCATAACAATGAATTGATATCCAACCCTACATTTTTATCCTTACCAGCAGCTAAAATTAACAAAGCATTATCGCTAATGTTATCATAAACCTCACCACTGCTGAGATCAATCACTACATCATAAACATCTGAGGTTCCAAACAATAACTTATCGCCCCAAATATCTAAATTGTGACTGCCCAAAACATCAATATCAAAATCTAAATGATTTAACTTAAGAGTCTTATAAGCTACATAAGCTAGAAAGCCACTGCCCACAATCAACAATCTTTTGTTTCTACCACTGCGTTCTGCTATTTCTCTAATACAAGCCATTACAATGTTTACACCACAAGCTACTGGTTCAATAATGTAACGTTGATGCAGTTCAGGTACTTTTACATAAGAAAACATCTTAGCATTGTAAAAATCTGCATAAGCTGGTTCACCACGTGTAGCAACATAGTCACCTAGTTTTACATCTTGAATATTGTTGCCAACTTTGGTAACTATACCCAATCCTTCATGCCCTTGCATGTGTATGGGTAGAGTTTGAAAGTCGCCCAACATCATATCTATGTCGCTGCGACATACCCCAGTCATTACCGCTTGAACTTCAATTTCATCTTGAGCAGGGTCTGGTTTGTCGTAGACTGTCTCTACAAATTCACCCTTGCCAAAGGTCTGCAATACATTTACTTTCATAGCTTTATTTTAGTATGAATCCACATATCTTGTCTAGTTTGATTTAGCCAGAAAGCATCATTGTTTAGATTACGAACTGCTGTTTCAATCATCCTAGCATAGGCTGATTCTGGACATAGATCCAATTGAATTCTTTTATCATCAAAATATATAGCAATATCATCTTCGTTATTACTACGCCAATCAGCTATGATTTCGTAATGTCGATGTTCTATATTACAGGATAATTCTACTCTATCATCTACATTATAGACACCTTTGTGATCCACAATACCATAATCACTATGTGTAAGATCCTGTAACCGCCACTGCTGCCAACAATGACTCTTTAGCCAAACCGCTTGTTCATAGTTAGGTTCAAAAGCTATAAAGTAACTCAGTAAATGTGGCAATAAATCTCTAGATACACCACCAAACGCTAACTCTTTATTAGTAAACCAACTGCCAGGATAAGGTATGCGGTTTTTATTGATCCAACATAGTTTGATGTTTTTGGATGAATTTGCTAGATCAGCCAGTTCATCTATGTTGTCTCGCCATTGGTTATTTTTAACCATCATGAATCGTGTGTTAGGATGCAGTTTAAGAATACTGCGCCACTCTTTGGAATTTTTTACACCTGGCTTTTCAACAAAAACAAGTCTAGCATGTGATGCTACTTTATTAGCTAGTTCAGCATGTGTAAAGTTTGGAGTACAGATATGTGCAGTATCAAAATATTGATGTGCAGCAATAGCCTGATCAACATCTAGAAAGTCAGCAGATCTCTGAGGATTAGAGTCTACGGTAAAAACCTGAGCACCAAAAGACTCTAATACTGATTTATATAAACTACCTATGCCTAAACCAATTACTAAACTTTTCATCTATCGTCATCAATATTCACACGTTCGTGATCTTCTTCCCATTGCAATCTGCTGAGTCTAGAAATCTCGTCCTTTAACGCTAGACGTTTTTTCTTCATTTCATGCAGATTAAGATGGTCTGGATTCGCTGATTGTTCTGCTGTGTCAATTCTTTTATTTAAAACCTTATGCATCTCTGTTAAATGAGCAATTCTATCCTTGTAATTCATCTGTTTCTAACTCCTCCAATTTAGATTCATCCAAATCGTTTTCGTCAGTGGTTTTAACATCATCTGTATCAACCTGTTCAAACAATGCATTAAACATAGTACCACTATTGACGGTTTTCTTACCTATTGCACCTCTAGTACCAGGAATGTTTTTCCAATACTCGTTATAGTGTTCAATCAATGCTTCAGCTTTGCCTCTGTCACTGGTAGCAAAGATTTCATTAACAATGTCACGGAAATAACGTTGGTCATAGAATCTAGGTTTTTTCTTATCTGCTGTAATAGTATCCAACATGTTAGGCATAATACCACCATCATATTGTCTATTTGCTTCCTGTACTGCATAGATATGTGTCCAAACGTTATGTGACATCTGCAAAGTATAGCTGAAACTATCCCAACTAGTTCTACCTTCTTTGCCAATTTTATTTAGGTCACCTGGTGCATAGGTACAAATATCTTTGATCTGTAACCTCTCACTGATAGGACTTTCAATGAACTTGTCAAATACATTGTCCTGTAACACCGCATCACGGAAACTACGTGTGTCTTTGGCATATTTTTTATCGTCTACACTGCCGCGCATACAATAACTCCAACGATCTCTATCAACTATACTGACATCATAATATATCTGTCCATTGGCTGTGGCTAAGAACGGACTTGCACAGTCAAAGCTAATAGTAAAGTTTTCGTTGTGATATTTACGTACAGCACGTTGTACATCAGTCAACAACATAGCCCACTCTAACTTGCTGGTACCGAGGAAATGCATCCAATCATGTAACCCAGGTTCTAATAATCCATCAAAACGTAGAGCTACCAATCTACGCAATAATAGATGAACATCGCACATGTTTTGTCCACCCATACCCCAACCATTAAATGGTTGACTGTATTGTTTTGGGTCGCAGTATTTCTTCATACGGTCATACCAGCCATCAGCTTCTGTATGATTTTCGCCCTGCAAAACATTGAGGAATTTACAATTGCCATTCCTATGTTTCATAAAGTAGTCGTTGTTAATTTCTGTGGCTTTTACAGCATCTTCATAACAAGTAATACCTGTATTTTTTCTACCAGAAGGAATTCTATGTGTCCATCCTGGAATATCTAGGATCATACCTCGATCCATATAGGTATCCATCCAAGTTAAAACTTGTTTACGTTTTTTAGCTGCTTTGGGGCAGTTAGGGTTAGTCCATTGTCCTTCCCAAACACCTTTACCAATTTGGAATCCGCCGCTATCGCCCAACACAAAGGTATTCTTTCTATCTCTAGCTCGCATCATTTCATCGCGGCCCGGACCCTTGTTTACATCAATCTCTGCATGTCCTGCGGAATACAAACTCCATTTATAAGTAAAATACCCTTGTTTGGCATTAAACCAGTTCATACCTTCAACGCCATTTTCAAAACCTTGAGGTATGCGTGTTGGAGCAACATAGTTTGGATCTAATTGTTGTTTAGATATAACTGTGGAGTAGAAACTGCTTAATGCCGGCAAAAATATGGCATAATCTTTCTGTTTTGCAGTTAGATTATCTATGGTTTTTGTTTTTTCCATTATTTTGTTTGTGCTGGCAGGATATAGTTATACTGTGCAATTCCACTGTCTACGGTTATCATTGCAGCACCTTCATCTGAAATCTTCAGTGTTTTATCACCAACAAGACCAAGAATACTAATAACTGCATCAACGGGCCATGCCCAAGCTTTGCTAAGTTTTCCACTGACCTTGCTTTCGAACACAAAGTTACCTGCGTGGCTGCTGTGATCGCCAAAGTAAAACTTAAGGTCGCCATTTTCAGTTTTAGCTACAAACTTAGTTTCTTCACTGTTTGCGCTTTGTTGAAATTTAAGTTTTTGGATACTGGCCACAGAAGGAACAATATCAATGTTCCACTTTACACCTTTGAACTTAACTGTTTTAAGTTTGTCATTAACAATTTCAGAACTCATAAAGCGATAGTCATTTTTAAAGTCACCGCTTTTGTTTTCAAAGTGTATGCCTACAGGCACTGATTCACCATTGCGATCCTGCTTAATGATAGTGATATCTGCATCTTCTTGATATTCTGGAATATTAAGAATAGTGTTGAGCTTGCCCAAATTTGGCATGCCAAACGTACCAATAAATTCAGGCACAATACCTGTAAACTTTGCTTGTACAATCACGCTGCGGTCTTCAGCGATAGCATCCAATAAAGTTTCTTTATCGTTGCCAGTAATTTTGACCAAATCCATACCTAAACTTTGAGTATGGGTAACAATATCTAATAGATAATCTTTCATAAAATCTCCAGTAATAGTTAATATTATAATGTTTATTTAGAAAATGCAAGACTTGCGGTAAAATTAATCAAAGCTAAACAGCGAGTCAAATGTAGTTTTAATATCAGTGCTTTCAGCTATACGCCATTCCAATACACCTAAAAGGTTTTCTACCTTTTGATCAACAATGGTTGTTTCCATTTTGTCGTCATCAAATGGCAGTTCCTTAAACCACTGCGGGATATGACTTTCATCAACTGGATAGCCCACACTACTATATCCTAGGGGATTATCTTTTAGTTTGCATACAATGGTTTTCATACCATCAACAATTGACATACTGTAATTGTCGCTATGCATACGTTTAAGATTATTCCAGTTCATAGCTGCACGAACATGCCCAGGCATATTGGCCTTACCCAAACGTTTTTCTTCATCACTATAGCGTGTGAGATTATTTACACGTTTGGGAGTACCTTTTTCCCATGCTGGACGTTTTTGGAATGCAATTTTAAATTCACGAACTTTGTCAATGATTTCTTCTTTAGCAACACCAGTCAAAACATCATGCAGAATCTCAGACAAAAAGTCCTGTACTACTTTTGGGGTATCACTACGTTTCAAATCCAACCCCATGGCCTTCATTTTACCTTTGCTGCCTTTAGTATCTAGACGTTTACCTTCTTTGTCATAGATTAGAACAGCATAGCGTTTTTTAGTAATAAAGATACCTTTGCTAGCTACCAATTCTCGACCACCACGGATAATGGCACCGTTTTGTCTTGGGCAATGACAAGCTTTTTCCATAAATGCTGGAAAACTATTGTTAACTTGTTCAGCTATGTCATCATAGACCTGCACCGCAACATCCTTGTTCCACTCCATTTTGCCTGATTCAACATCCTGTTTTATCAAAGGCCAAGCAGTAAAATAAACAGAGTCTGTGTTGTGAACTAATATGTCATTTGCAAAAAAGAATGGATCCTGTTTATCTATGCTTATATCATAAACATAATCATTAACTTCTCCAAGACATTTAATTGATTTTACTTTTGTTCGGATTGTATCCACTGTATAACGTCCTTTATAGTTCCTATTTTATTTGACTTAAAGTCAGACTCCCAAACGGTTAAAACTCTAAATCCTAAGTCTTTAACAGTTTTTAATTTTAACATATCTCGTTGTTGAATATCAATAGCCATAGTTCCTCGAATATACGTATCATCTTTGTAGATTTTTGGATTAGCGTGCCAATAATCACCGTTGAACTCAATAATAAAATCGTTATGTTTTATATCATAAACAACATAAGTGTTTAGATAATGACTCCATTTGCCAAATGGGTTTCTATTACTAGTGTGGTCCAAAGTTCCAATTTGTTCTTCAAGTAGTGACACAAATTCCTTTTCTAAATTGCTAGTATATCTGTTTTTATATCTAGATAGAATTATATCAGTCGCTTGATCTACAGTTATTGATAATTTTTCAGCCAAATATACAGGATTTCCTACTGCCTTTCTTTTGTTAACGTCGAGATATTTAGCAGTCCCTTTTTCAATGCCGTATTTGTTAATAAAATATGCTTTTGTATTTGTAAATGCTTGCCTATTGCAATATACCTGCCAACGTCGTACTCCTTCTTCTTCACCGTGCCTTTTTACCATCTTTTCGAGAGTTTGCGATCTTGATTGATTATAGCTATCATATTGTTCCTTAGTCCAACCTAATTTTTCTTTTTTATATTCGTATGAATTGGAATATGCTTGCTTGCCTCTGTATTTCCCCCACCGATCGTTCCCTTCAATTTCTCCATACTTCTTAATAAAATTTGCTAATGTAACCGCAGTCTCTTTAGCTAGCTCATCTGAAACTAATTTTGCATTAGGATAGGCTTTTCGATACTCTTTTCCATTTGAAAATTTCCCGGTGCAATTAAATTTAAAATGAGTCCACTGTAACCTATGTGTTTCAAATCCACATTCTAAACATTTTATCATATGCTGATACTCCTGTCACCATATAATATTTATACGTTTAAGCAAATAATTAAGTCTGTATCTAGTAAGTCTGTTGGTTTAACCTCTATTAGGAATCCGTCTCTATCAACCATAATACTGTGATCTTCGGTTACTTTGACTTTCTTGTTATTTTCTAGTTCAATTTCATATATTTTCTTTTTGGTTTTGTGTCGCATAACATACGAAATTTCACTCATAACTGGCGAATCTTCAAATGCGTTAAAACCAATTACCTTCGCAAATGATTGAGTACCATATTCTCTCTCTCCATTTATTGAATGGTCTAAGCATTGATTAAATAGCGTTTCTATGGTAATTTCTCCAGAGTCAGTTTTAATTAACGTGTCTCCCGTTACACTGTCACCGTATATGATAGCATCACCAACGTGATCATATTTGCCTGTGATACATTCATTTACGAATGCATCCATATGTTTCGCAATAGTTCTGCCAGTCAAAGTTGTTGATTGTCCAATGCGATTATCAAAGAATCTGCAACCAGGATTAAGAATAGCGCCATAGAGACTGTTAAGATTAATCTTCTTAACCAATTGACGTTTATCCCAATATGATTGATCCTCAGGATTTTCAGACTCCTTCAGTTTTTTTTGCATTTCCTTACGTTCGGAATACCAACGTTCTAGTAGTCCTGGAACAATACCTTTGCGTTCATAGGTAAAGATAGTGCCATTAGCGCTCAATGTCCAGGGTTTATTGCTATCAAATATCAAACGCCAGACATCAGCAGCACTGAGTACATCGCTGGAACCATCAACCTCCCAGTCAATAGTAATTTCAGTGCCTGCATCACCTCGCATCACTGCTTCATATTCCAAACTACCAAAAAGTCCTTCCCACGCACCTGCAAAACTAGATCCTTGGGCTATTTTATCAGAAATATATTTTTCTGTCATAATAGGACGTAATTGTCCTATGATTGTTTCTGGTCCCATATTAAGTGCTCTAATGGCACTGGGGTATAGGCTGTTGATGTCGATAGCCCCAATCCAGTCATGCATACCTTTTTTGGGATAAGCAACATAGGCACCTGCTGCTTGGGTAGAATCTCCATCCTCTTCTCTGCCTTTGCGGTTAGGAACGACCAATCCTTGACTGTGTGCTTCATTTATAATCGCTTGCTCCGTGGTTGCGACTGCTCCCATAACGGTCGGCAATAACACTGTGTTATCGTGAGCGATGGTGTTAGCTAGATCAATAAAACGTAGTTTCTTATCAATCTTAGCCAGCAGTCTTGTATCCTGTCTATTATAGTCTATGAACTTTTCAAAGTCTTTGTTGTAGAGCTGATCCAACGTGCCTTCATAGGCTACTTTACTGCCACATTCTTCATATTCACCGATAGCATCCAAACTATAACTATGTCGTTCCTCATAGTTATATTTGCGATAGAGTTGCATATAGTCCATATGTACTCTACCAATTAGGTCAAATGTTAATTGACTTGCACCAAACCTTTCAAATTCTCTTTGTTTAGGAAACTGATCCCACAGACATAATCTGCGTGTATCATCCTTGCTAAGTACCCTAGTGATTCTACCAATGGTATAGGGGATATCATAACCTTCTGAGTTCCAACCACTTAATATATCCGCATCATCTATTAGATTAAGGAATGTATCTAATAGGTCTTCTTCACGCTCAAAGATATAGCAGTCAGGAAACTTATTAGCAATCTCCTGTGCTGTATCCCAGCTCATTGACTTGGGTGGTATAGCCAGTGTTATAAGCTTATCCAACCAATCCAAATAAACACTAATAGCATTAATGGGGTTAAATGGATCTTCAGGCCTACTAAACCCACGCACCGGATCAAAGTCAACCTCAATATCGAAAAATGCCACATGAAGTTTGGGAGGTTCTTTGCCCAAGTAATTCTCTGCTAGACAACGGAATACTGGTTTAAAGTCACTTTCCCAAAGGCGTTTTTTACCATGCATGCGGATTTCTTTTTGGAATTCTTTACTGCTGTGTGTGGAAAATCTAGATACCGGAGTCCCATAAATTGTGCGATGTTTGCCTTTGGGATCGTCATAATAAAAGATATAATCAGCAGCAAACTCTTGATAGACTCTCTGCCCATTAATTCTTTCCACAACGTGAATTCTATCACGTTGACGATCCAACAATGCATCCACATAACTCATTTATAGAGTCCGCCCAACCGTGGCAAGAATGGTATTCAATTCGTCGTGATTTTTGTTTTCTTCACCAAGGTTGGCTTTATGTGCAATCTTGATTGCTTTTTTCAAAATACCTGGTTTAATTTCCAGTTCCTCTGCAATGGCTTTGACGGTATCGCTGAGCCCGGCATTGAGGTCTTCAACTTCACGCAATACTTTAGTGCCTTCATTGAAAAGTTGAGTCAATTTGGCTTTTTGTTCAGATGTAAACGTACGGTTTGACATTATGTCTCCTTAAAGAGTTAATAATACTGAATTTGTGATGTATTGTCAACGATGCAGAACTTACCTTTGTTGACTTTGATAAAAATTACTTTGAACCAATAACCATATATCTGGTATAACTTGTTTCTGGATCTTTAAGAGTAATCTCATCTGCGAAATAAACTTTGGTAAGAGGATAAGCTTGAACTACATCACCTATACTATTATAGTTATTTTCAGCCTCAGAGTCAACATTATTTCTACCTTGTAATGCTACCAAAGTATTTTTTGGAATATTGTTGAACCATCCGTTATTCTTCATATCATTGATACTGGTGTTTATTACCAGACTGGGTTTTTTCAGTTGTCTATAATCTAAACTGTTTGCATCCTTGTTCATATATTGAAGATCATAATTTAGATCCAGTTTATCATGTAGCTTTTTACTTTTGATTAACCAATCCTTGTTTATATCAACATTGATTACAGTGTTGGCTTGAATACCACTAAAATTTAGAAAAACGGCACTGTTACCAAACCAGCTGCCTAAAATATAAATGCTTTTAAATTTGTTTAGACCTAAGAGGTTTAATTTACTGGCCAACCAAAGTTTACTAAAGATAAGGTCAGGAGTAAAGCTGCCACTATATGTATTAGGGCTAGATTCTTTAACCAAACTTTGAATAGGCATTATTTCAGTAATGCACGTAGCATCCAGCTATGTTTTCTATGTGCATCCATGCGTCCAGCTAGGAAATCGCTGAGACCATGTTCCTTCTCGCGTTCGCTGATGGCAAACACCATTTTGAATAGTTCTACGCATTTATCACTATCAGCCAATAGTTCTTTTATCATAGCTTCAGCAGGGGCGACTTGAAGTTCTTCATCTACCTTTGACAATGCGCTGAATCTAGTATAGCTACCTGGTGTATAGCTACCTAACTTGCGTATATTTTCTGCAAAGTCGTCAATGCTATCAAACACTTCTTCGTAGATTTTTCCAAACAGTTCATGATATTGGAAGAAGTCTGCACCTTCTACATTCCAATGATAGAAGTGAGCTTTTAAATAAAAAGTATATTCAGTAGCAAATGCAATTTTCATTGCTTTAATAAGTTCGTACATAGTTCTATGCCTTCTTTTTATTTATACGTTGATTAGTTGGAACTGATCCTACAGGACTAATCACATTGTCTGATCCAATTGGGTTAGCTACACCACGTGGTGCCGTAAAGTCTACGCCTTCAATCTTTTTAGTTTTACCACCTTGTGTTACATGATGTGCAACAAATTTAACAGTTGGGTATTCTTTCTGCAGAGCTTTAAAAACTCTGAGGTTAGTGGTGCTGTCATCATATAATGTAACGCTATCATACAAATGTTTATTCAGCCACAGTCTAACGAATTTAGCTTTCTTTTCTGCTGGAGATTCGCTGCCAGGCAAGTTACCTGCTCTATATAAATGTACATCGCGGTTTATATCAATGCCATGACGTTTAAATGTCCGCCAAATAGTTTTTTGGTTATCAAAATCTTCTCTAGCAGTTAACATCACTACTCTGTGTCCTGCTCTAAGATCTTGCCGCAATTGATCCAGCATTGGGCCAATTGGTATGCTTTCTTCTTCAAACTTTTCAGCATTGCGAAATTCACCAAAATCGTAGACTTCGTTGGGTTTTAGTTTGTAGTCGTTAAATTCTTGATTTGTGAGACTGCGAATAGTTTCACCAGTTTCTTTATCGCGCACCAATATCTTAGCTGTGGTATGAAATAGTGTGTCATCTATATCAAATATTACTAATTGGTTGGTTGGTGTAAATTCTGAGGCTCTCATGAGGATTTCTTCTCTCGATTAACAATTTCTTGCCATTTTTCTTTGATATAATTCTTAAAGTCTACAGTTGATTGCATGCGATTTTGACGCATAAATTTCAATATCTCAATGGCAGCAGCTCTAGTTTTACCCTCACCAGGTTTGCGAGCATTACTGATGTCTATGGATAAATTTTGATCTTCCCTAGGTGATGCATAGTAGAATAAGTTATAACGTAGTTTTTTTGCTGGTTCGCTGAGTTCTTGTGATGATTTTTTGTGCAACAATTCTATCCAAGCTTCTAAATAATTTCTACCAACACCACGATGTCTGCTGGGTTCTATACCTTTAAGTAATGCGGCTGCTTGTTTGATGCTGACACTGCGTCTAGTATCTTGCAGTCTCCAAGCAGATTCATCAGTGTAAAGATACACTGGTAATCCTCGAGATTTGGCAGCTATCAATACCTTGCGTATGGTGGGACTGCGAAATTGCTGCTGCTCTTTGATCAATACATGAACCTGTGTTATGGCATCTGCTGCTATCTCAGGAGTTTTGCTGAATAACCTGTCTTCGCTTTCTCGAGTTCTGGCACTGCCAGGATAATTCCATGCTCGTGCCCAATAATCTATTGGCTTCACGGGATATCTGCCGTTAAACCAAGTTCCATTCAGCACAAACATAACAGCACCATTACTGGCCCAGCGATGGTAATCGCCCACTTTTGATCTTGTTAAACTGAGGAAATAATCGTAGCCAGCCGGAGCATATTCTTGTTCGCTTTTGTTTCCGGTGCTGATGGATAATTGGAAACGATTATTTGTAAGTATATCTAATGCGGCCTCAGCATGGGTATAGTGATATAATACCGGACTTGCACGTTCTTGTAATAGTTCTTGGGCTCTCATAGTTACATCACGTATATCTTGCCCATAGCCGCACTCATAACATCATTAAACATTAATTCCATATCATAGCTTAATGTTTCCAACATTTGAGTGGCTTCACGCTGTGTAGCATCATTGATGGCACTTATTGGTTGATTACGTCCCCATGCTTGTTGTCTTGACATTAAATTTTTTGGTGCAGGATTAAATTTTACTTCGCCAGTGTTGAGATACTGCGCAAACATTTCGTAGACAAATTCACTGGGACGAGCAATGGTTTTCTGTCTTGCACTGCGCATGGTTCCAATAGCATCTATCAGTGCCTTATACCAAGCAGGATTTGACATGGTGTACAAGCTACTTCTTTCTATCGGCAAACGATAAACATCTCGCATGATTTCGTCAATACCATTCCAAAAGTGTTTGACTGCATTATCCCATGCTCGGGATGCTCCACCGCGACGTATAGCATGTCCAATTCTATGTGCCATCATCCAAGCAGTGAGAGGTATGCGTTCTGCACCTGTGTTGTTGGTAAACACTATGGTTATGGTATCAGGGCTGTGCCCACCTAAAATACGTTGAGCATTACCTTGTCCCACAATTTTTACCAATTCGTCTACATTCACCTCGCCCGTTTCTAAATAACGACCACCGCCTTTGATTTGAACTGGAAATATACGTATATCGTAAGGTGTACGGCTAAAGAATTTATAGACCTTGCCAATAGCAACAGGATTGGTAACTAACTTCTTATCAACATCGTGACGGAAGCCACCTTTACCTTTTTCAAAGTCACCCAATGGCATATAATCTGCCAGTGGTGCTTCGTTGATGAATTCCTTAACCCTCACGTTAGTTATCCGTTCAGTGGGGAGCCAAAAGCTCGCAAAGCATCTAACCGTTGTTGTGGAGTAGCAGATTCTGTCAAGTGCCAACCCTGCTGATCTTTTTCCATTCCAAAGTTAGATTTCAATTCTTTTTCTGCCGTACCTATTACATTATAGTATTGTTTAGATTCGTCAATTGATTCTTTTGGTACACAATTTGGCACCATTTTGCTGCCCTTCTTTTTCATGCCTACTTGTTTGTGAGTATCCCAACATTTTTCGTCTAACTTAGTTTCGCCCGTTGTCTTTTTAATTTTTTTGCCTTGCACAGCAGGAGTCTTATTGGGTTGATCTGCAGGTTCTATTTTAGCATCAGGCATAAACTTGTTAATTGATTTAAGTGTTAGTGGTCCAAGAATTCCATCAACATCAAGATTAGCGTCATATTTTCTGTTCAACATTTTCTGAAGTCTACGAACTGCATTCTTTTTGCTTGCATCCTCAGACACATTTTGATTTTTGATCAGTTTTATTTGTTTTTCTACATAGAGAATTTCGTCTTTTATAATAGACATCAATTCTTTTCTAGTCTTTAAATCCCTAGTACCAGTTTCTGTATAATTTTCCTTGCCTTGTGAATCGTGCCAGGCAAAACCAATGTAGCCTCGGTCTTGCCTTGGTATCACGTTGACCTCAAATTTACCTAAAGTGACAGTTTCTGGTTTGGTTGGCAAGGGTTGAGATTTGAACATGTCAAACATGCCTTCCGCCACACCTTGCTCTTTATTTTTTTCTTGCTCTCTACGACGAGCATAATCACTGGTCTGAGCTGGCTTACGTTTACGGGCTGGTTTCTGGCCGCTGATGATAGCTTCTTCGCGCTCTCTGCGACGGAAGTAATCTGAGGTTTCGGTGACTCCTACATTGGCGGTATGAACCACTCTGTAATCTTGGTGATTATCGAACATTCGCGTCATGAGGTATTTCTGTGCTGCATCTCGTGTTTCAAAACTGGGAGTATTGACCACAGGGTTGTTACTTTTACGGTACACGATGTGGTAACCTGTGAGTGGTTCGTCAAATCTGTTGTCTTCCGCCACACCTTGATCCTTATATTTTTTGGCGGTCCTAGGATCTTTTACAAAGCGATTGAATGCAGTTTGCGGATTACCCTTTTCACTATCCCAGATATCTAGATATCTAGTGGCACCATTGTTCATGGTAATTTTTAGCGCACCTGGACCCATGTAGTCGTCTGTGGTCCAACTAGCAGTGCCTACTACCTTTCTAGTTTTGTTATTGATTATGTCGTAATCGGTATCTTTGCTGAGTATATCATCTAGATATTCATCTGGATCACCAGGGATTAACTCTTTATAGACAGCGGTCTTCTTGAGTGTATAACCTTCTCGCAGGTCATCGTCGTCATCACGATCGTCATCACCAAATAGACCATGATCACGTTCACCATAACGGTTTAGTTCCGCTTCCTCTTCGTCACTATCAGCATACTCATTGCCTTCCACATCACTGCTGTGGAAACTATGCTTACCGTGATTGTATAGATTCACAACCACAAAACGTTTATCACGACCAAAGCTATCAATAATACCAGTGGCACCTTGGAATTGTACAGCACCGGCAATGATGACATCATCACCAATGTTTAACTCGTCCGCTGTTCTACCATCGCCAAAGTTTTCTTGTTGCTGATCTGCAAAAACTTCATTCATTTTTGATTTAGTATATAAGTAACCTGACCCACTGGACTTATCAAATTCACCTACGATTTCAGTGAATACTGCACCTGGTAGCTTTACCTTTGCTACATACTTGCCATCGGCAGCACCTTTTGCATAAACATCATAGCCTTGCTGTTTAGCAGCATTGTTCCATTGTTTATAATCACCGTACTCTTGTTTAGAACCACTTGCGCGAATTACGGTATCGTTGGAACTTTTGGTATTACGGACTTTATGTTCTTCTTCGTTGGCTTCCCTCCAACCCTGTTGCCATTGTTTATATTCGTGACTGCCTTCGCTGAATGGATTATCAGTTTCCTTGTGTCCGTCACGACGAGCATTGATACCCTGTTGTTTTAGGCTAGGATACATATGAGCATCCATCTCTTGCAAGCGATTTCTTACTTTGTCTAACACTTCACGCATCATGCTGCTTACTAGATGTGGCTTTAATTCCTCTATACCAGCATTTTTTTCTGCTACTGACATTATCGCATCTGCCATTACTTCATAGCCATACCTTTTAAACAATTGTGGTAAACGACTTTCGATGTGATCAGCAATTACATTTCCTAATTCTTTTACGGAGATTTGATTATCTCCTTCGTTAACTTTGACTTCTTCTACATTTAATATTTCAGCCTGTGAATAATGTTGTAGAAACTTTTCACGAGCTACACGTTCACTTTGAGCACGTACCTTAAATTTCTTAGTATCACCCTCTGCTGTTTTTGCAGTGATTCTAAATACACGATTTAGATACTTTGCGGCATGCATAAGTCCGCTGATATCACTTTCGTAAGTTTTACCTTGATATTTGTTTGTTACACCTTCAGCCTCATAACCTTTTAGATATTCGGCAATTTCAGCAGGATCTGTAAGTTTAACTTCTTTTCCATTAACAATTTTATGTGGATTTTTGCCTCTATGATACCAAGCATCAGCACCCCCTCTGTCATAGGGACTGCGGTTATACGGATCCTTTGATCCATTATCTTCAAATAAGTCAAATATAAACATTTTTACTTTCCTGCTTTATTAGCTGCTGTTTGTGCTTTTTCTAATTGTCCTGCCTTACGCAATAGACTTGTTATTTGTGGTCCTAATTGTGGATCACTCAATGCTGGTTCAATTACGCTGCTTAACTTTTTAGTTTGGGCTAGCTCACCTGGGGTTAACTGCTCACCAGGTACATCTGTTTTCTGTATGGCTGTTTTAGTTTGAGTAACGTTTAATTCTGGTTCAATGGTCTTCAATGCAGCTACATTTTTTTGAACTGCTGCATCAGTAGTTCTAGCCTGTGCGCTGTTTTCAGCATCGGCTTGTGCCGCACCACTTGCTCCTGGTGTGGTTGTTTGTGTATTAGGGTTTTGTTTATTACCATATTCAGACAATGCTTGGTCCACTGCTTGATCATAATCTTGCATATTAAGTGTTTTGCCGTTGGCTGCTAATTTGATTAAATTAGATGCCACTCTATGTAAATCCATATCGTCTTTAGCATCTTCCCTTGCATATTCCATTAATCTAATCAGCAGAGGAACATCTAATTTTACACTATCTTGAGGGTTAATTTTGTTGTCCTGTTTAAATTCTTCAAAGTCCTCATTTAATTTACGTTGCACTGCTGTTTCTTTGAGATGCTTATCTAAATCTTTAATCAAGCTATGTTTACTTTCAGCAGAACCAACCATTTTAGATTTAGCTTTACTGGCGGGATCAGTGCCTTTCCAATATCCAGGAAATTTTGGTCCACGTGATTTTTCAGCGGCCTTACTCATATTGTCCACCGCTTCCAGCAATTTTTTCATTTCACTCATTTTTTCTTGCCTAGTTTCTTAAATGGGTTATGTCCCTTATATTCTGGTCCACCCAACAAATTGGTTTTGCCTTTGCCACCTTTTACTACTGTGGCCACTGATCCTGCTCCACTTGCACCTGCGCTGGCATTTTCTTTGACATCTTTCTTCCTAATGCCAAGTTTATCAGCAGGATTGTTACCACCAAACATTCCTCCAAAAGCATCACGTGCTTGTTGTTTAGCATCCGTTTTTTGTTGTTTTGCTACTGCTTTTTTATTGGTAATAGCTTTTAGCATCTTATCAAACTGTGGGTCACCTGTTGCTTCCGCCACACCTTGCTCTACGCTTTCACTTTTGTATGTAGCTCCAGTGCAGACCCAAGCAGGGCCAGTATATCCTTGCGGGAATGCCTTCAAATGCTGAATAGTCCTATGCCAACCTTCAATCAAATCATAACCGTTTGATAATTTAGCAACAATAATTGGTTCTGCACTCACACCCTTTTGCTGAATCATTTGTGATTGTAGTGCGTGTCTTTCAGCATCTCGTGGAACTTGAAAAGGATTAGAACTACCACCTTCACGACTAGCGAGCATACGCTGAGTTTTTGGTGTAAAGATATCAAATGTTATAGGCAGTTTAGTCAGTGTCCATTTACAATTACCAAAATCTTGTTTATTTCTTTTTAGAAAATCATCTAACTCTGCTTGGTCACGGATGCCCTTGGCTTGTGGATATAAGAAGTCTTTCAACACATAATCAGGCCAACTTGGAAAATGTTGCTTTACAAAGGCAAATAAACTATTTCTAGCTTCTGTCAAGCCTTCCGCCACACCTTGTCGTGTAGTTGATTTATCAAACAAAGAATCTATAGCCTTCTTGCCACCATATAATACCGCAAGTACAACGCCTGCAGGAATAGCAAACTTAAACGCTACATTTGCAAGTTCTAACACTGTTTTTTGATCTAATGCGTTCCCCATCTTGCTGGTTATTTCTTTGGCAATGTCCGCTACAGTTGACCCAATTTCGTAAGCACCTACTCCAACACCAATTTGCCCTGCATTTTTAGCAGCGATTTCTGCACCTGCTTTTGCTGCCTGTCCAGCACCACGGACTCCTGCCTGCCCAGCTTTTCCAACTACCTGTGCAATCTTTGGGGCAGCAGCAATAAATAGTCTAGCACCCGCTGCAAGTAAAGGCGCAATTTCATCTATTTGTTGTTTTTCCTTCAATGGTTTTCCATATTCCCAGCGACCACCAATCGCAGAGCCAGCAGCACCACCAAGAGCGCTGCCTATAGTAGTTCCAATTGGGTTTGGACCCATTGCTGCACCACCTACTAAAGCTCCAAGAGTGCCACCTGCTATTTCTCCTTTGATGCCCTCCGCCACACTTTGGCTTTCAGCAATAGGTAACTGTGTATTGTCCGCTACATTAGGACTAGGACTTGCTAGGGTCATTAATTCATATTCTAAATACTCACGAACGGTTTTGAGATAATCACCAGCTAGCGTGATTTTGCTGCTGACCCAACCCTCTAAACCCTGTGTTTCACTGACATGACGCAGCAATTTATGCAGAGCAATGGCATTTTCTGCGGCATGATATAACTCTTCTCGTGCCATTTGTACTTCGTGATCTTGATGCATCTCTTGTGCATCCATAACAATATTTTCATTTAAAAAATCTTTGCTTTTCATATTCTATCCTCAGCTTTATGTATTTATAGATTTTAATTAATCTACTATTTTGACTTTGCGGTTATCGGTGCTAAATTTAAGGTTTCAGGATACTTCTTGTTGAATAAACGCATTATAATGCCAGCTTTAACATGTGCCTCATTTTCTTCAGGACTGCCAGTTCTACCACTATCCGCATCTAATCTGTTATCCACTAACTGCTTATAATGTGCTAATTCATGTGCTAAAGTACGTAAAATGTCTATGGGATGCCTGTTCATTATTGCTAGATATATGGTCTTTTCTCCATTTACAAACCTGCCAAACGTAGCTTGCCCATCATGTGCTTCTATATGCTTTTCTAACTCAATCTTAGGCAAATGATCCAGCTTTAATACTTTCATTGCTATAGGGAAAAATTGTTTCAATAATTGAGGTAGATCAGGTTGCTGTTTTGATTCTTTGGTCATTTTCTTTTTGCCTGCTTTCATATTGGCTAACCAGTGTGCCATTCTCTGTTTTTCTCCACTGCTGGATTTGGCAATCTTTCTAAGTTTACTTACACTGGCCTTTGTAGGTACTCCCATTCTTTTACTTAGACCCTTACGCCCAGGCTTTTTACCATCCGCAAAGTTTTCTCCCACAGCCTGCTTTTTAGGCTCCCATTTCTTAGCTAGAAAATCCACCAAATCTTTTATAGTTGATAAACCATTACGACGCATAAAATTGATTATTTTTACAGCATGTTCCCTGTCAGGTCCAGCATCAGGTTTTCTAGCATTGCTGAGATCAGTACTTAACCCGCGTACTGACTCAGCTTTATCGTATGTGTAGGCTAAACCGTAACGTATGCTATCTGCACGTTTACTTAACTGACTCTTATTCTGAGCCTGCAATAATTCCATCCAAGGCATGAGATATCCACGATGACCTCTAGTACCACGGCCAGCAGCCGGATCCTGCCCCTTTAAATAATCTGAGGACACGGCACGGCTGCTATCCAATGACCGCCATGTTTCTTTTTCGTCGTAAAGATATACTGGTATGTTTCTCTTTTTAGCAGCGATTAACACCTTACGTCCCCACGCTTTGCGGTTTTCATCTGAATCACGCTTTACTAATACATGTACTGCTCGTACCCCATTAATGGGGATTGAAGGTTCTTGGCTGAATATACGATCCTCAGCTTCATGAGCTCTGTGATAAGATTGTAACGGATCTCTATTGCCCCAATAATCTACAGATTTACCAGGATAACGTTGGTTAAACCAATCGCCATCTAGTACAAACATCACCGCAGTATCACCTATAATGTCGTGATATCCACCAGTACGAGTACGGGTAGCACTAAGAAAATAAGGATATCCTTTCGGTGCATATTGAGATTCAACATCTGTGCCCAAAGAGCTGCTGAGTTGAAATTCACCAGATTCTAATATTTTCATAGCAGCATAGATATTAGTGTAATGGAATAGGACACTGCTCACTCGTTCCTGTAAAGACTGTTCTTTGTCTGTCATGTTTATTGGAACCCAAGTTGGTATAGTTGGCATACCCATCAATCTAGCTGCTAGAGCACGATGATTTCCGTCTATTATGTTGCCTTCATTATCTGCAACAATAGGACGACGTTTAATGTCCTGCGGGGTAATTTCGTCCACATGACTCATATCCATCCACTGTACACGGTCATAAGGATCTAATTCATCCTCACCTGATTCAGGATCAGGTATGCGTAACTTGCTTAGTGGCATCTGTACTAATTGCCATGATTTGTGACCTAAAATTGCATCATCTAATCTGAAATCATGATGCTGACTTTTAACATAATCTAATACAGATTTGGCTGAAGCTTCATTTAATGACTTATCGCCACTGAATCCACTCCACATTTGCTTGCCCATACTTGTTTGTTTTGAACTAGGCTTAATATCGCCCACAACGTCTTTAGCAAATTGATACATGGCCTTTGCTAAACCTTTGCGACGATGTTTTGGATCAACGTGTACATCCTCAGCTTCCACATGATCGCCGTGATTAACAAAGTTTACTAAACCTACACGATATTTAGAAACTTGATCTTTTACCTTTGGATAAGCTTCTATGCTAAACAATCGACTGGGATCACGAAATTTTTGATGTAAAGAACGTGGTCCTGGTTTAGCTATCAATACATATGGTTTGCCGTTTTTAGCAATAATTTCTCTGTGTTGTTCATTAAAGCTGGGTAGGAATACCTCAGCATTAACTTTTTCATCAAGATTATCAAAATCAAAGATATGCATTTATTTCTTAGAACCTTTGCCCCAATTTTTTGCACCCTTCTTACGGCATTGAACTAACGCACCTGATGCATATGCACTGGGCCATACTTTATAACGGCTGCGGACTTTATGGTAACACGCATCTTTTTTACCCGCTTCGGCTACAGGTTTTTTAGATTTTATCTGCTGCTGCATTAGCCATCTTGCTAATCTATAATGTAGATCTTTTGGAAAGTCTTTGGGTGGATTACTTATATCAACAACGTCTATGTTGGTTTTACTAAATGGTGTACCCTGCTGTATTGCTGTAGGATCAGCTATGACTCGTCTTCCTGGTTCACCTGCCATAGTTGCTTTATTATCTTTACTTGCTAATCTTTGATCTAATCCTAAATTATTAGCGGTTTGTGGATCAACAAATTTGAATTTAATTGCTGATGTGATTGAATCATAGCCGCCAGTTGCACGATAATCTGCCTGTACATAGCGACCATTTTGTAGTTTGAAGAATGTTGTGCGAGGTGCTAAAAGATCAAGTTCAAAAATAGCATTTTCTTTCGTTTTAACATTGATTGCCTTACCTCTGCGTTCTGGATTAGGATCTTGTTTGCGTTTACGTGCTGCTGCTGATGCACGACCTTTCTTACCCAAAGCATGAGCTTTGGATTGTGGGAGACATTTTGGCTTACCTTCAGTATCCTTGTCTCTAGCACATGCACCTCTGATTTTTCCATCTGGTCCAAATCTTACCCACTTTTCTTTAAACCATTTACGTAAGTTTTCCTCAATAACCTCAACATTTGTTTCAATATCTTCAGCTAACTTAAATGCTTTTAGACTTTTTTCAATAGCATCTGGACGCACATCTTTGGTTAAACTCATAGAATATCTAGGATCTTTTGCTTGCTTCTTATTGGCAATAACACCAACCCCACCCATCTCATTTACTTTATCTAAATTTTGATCCTGATCTTTTTCTTTGGCTTTACGTTCTTGCTCCGCACGCTCGGCAGCTTCACGTTTACGTTTCTTACGTGCTTCAATATCTGCTAACTTACGAGCAACAATTTTATGTCCACGGCTTTCAAATTGCCCAGTAGAAATTGGACTGGTACTGTCATTTGATGCTACCTCAACATCCTCATGTAACTTGTTGTCCATAATCTGTTGTGCTTCTGCGGTATATGTACCAAACAAATCTTTGATTATGTTTTTACGTGTTTCTTGGTCTGCTGCAATATATTGTGCCCTTACTTCAGTAGCACTGCGCATTGGTTTGCCTAACACTGTAAAATTGAATGTAGGTACAAGATACACATAACCGTGATTTGCTAGGCTTTCCATTTTATTGAGTTTGTCTGGTATATTTTGAAAATAGGTGAGATCGCCTCCTTTCTTCATACCAATATTACCAAACCTTGCACTGTCTTTTTCGCTAACCGCTACTACAAGGTTGGTATTGTTAGGATCAAATTTAGAAACTAATTCTAAACTGCGATATGGGCTGGCACTTTCAACGACCATATCCATTGGTATGCCCTGCATCTGCATGAAATAGCTTTTATCGCTAAAACTAAATGGACTTTTGGGAAGCTCTACTTTATTGCTGGTACTGATATAAACATTATCTCTGCCGAACTTTTTTACTAAATGTTCGTAGGCTTTTTTATGTCCTTTGTGAAAAGGTTGAAACCTACCAGCATACAATACAATAGTGCGTCTTGGTGCTTCAAAAAGTTCGTTGGCATACATAATTAAATCCGCTTTTTAATAATGTATTTAGTAAAAAAGAAGCCAGAAACACTTGTTTCTGGCTTGCTATTTAACACGATTGTAGCTTATTCTGCTGGTTGTACTACTGCTTCTGTGGTTGTTTTTGCTGCGGTATCCTCAGCAGGTTTATTTTCCATCTCAGCTAACTTTTTTGCAGCCGCTTCTTTTTGTGCTTTAAGATGTGCATCTAATGCTGCTTTGCCCTCTGGAGTACTGGTATCAATACGCTTCAACCCTTTGCGTTCAAGAGCAGCTAGATCACCTTTGAACTCATAGTGTCCAATGTGGTTCAGCAATACACGACTATCGGCCCAAATATCCCCACCCAATGCTTGCCAGCGACGACAGAAGGTCCAGTCTTCTGACAGATAATGTCCACGTTCATCAATGACAGTATCAAAAATACTGTACATGAATGGTTCAAATTGTTTGCCTAAACCGATATCATCTACATATTTGCACTCTGGGTGTGAGTCAATTAGTTTTTGATATACATGTTTCTTAAATAACAAGAATCCAGTGCCCTGTGTATCAACTTGGAACAATGGTCCTTCAATACGACCGCCATTCTTTAAATTAATAACATAGTCAATAGGTAAACTCTTTTTAGGATACAAACCACCAATCACATCCTTATCAGCAGCCACCATACCAAATATAGCATCAGGTTCAAAACGTATGTCAGCGTCAATAAACATAAAATGTGTGGCCGCTGCATTGGTCATCATCTTAGCACAGAGGTTATTTCTAGCTCTAGTAACTAGACTTTCATTGACCATAGTATCCAAACTCCAGTTCATACCAATCTTTGCAGCCATCAATGTAAAACGTAGAAAGCTGGTCATGGTTGGTTCACTGACCATTCCACCATAACAAGGCACTGCGAAATGCACATGTACCTTACTGAAGTCAAACTGTTTACGTTGATTCTCAGGTGCTTTTACGGCACCAGGAACTGGCATAATTGGTTTGGTTAGTTTTGGAATAGGTTTGTTGCTGGGTTTAGCGGTTACTTCTTTGGCTTTGACTTTTTTATCACTCATTATTGATTCTTTCGAAATATTATTTGGTTTTTACTTCTACCACAAGATCTGGTGCTAATTCTTCAGCTATTTGACATAGTTGAGTAATTAGTTCATCGCTTACTAGTTTTTGATCTTTTGCACTGTCTTTAGCTAACTTACTAAATGTAATAACCACAGACTGTTCTTGAATTTTTGCCATATAAATTCCTTACTTTGTCTATTATTTATTGATCGGCTGCATGTATAGGAAATATTTGTGTTATGAGGTTTGGATCTATTAGACCAATGGCCAACACAACATCCTTATCCATAGCATAAAAATATTTTTCACCGTAACTATATGAACTAGTTAGATTCCTTACTACACCTGGAGGTATTTTAACTTGATCACCCCAGTTCAAAAGATATTTGTATAGTGCTTGACGTGTGGAAAAATCACATTTGTTTTTTAAAATAATTTTATATTTAAACTCAAAATCTTTGGCCATTATGATATTACCACCTAATAACACATTTTGAAACTTGTCATTTTTTGGAGTCCATACATGCAGTAGTCTTTCATTTATACCTGGACAATCTTTAAGAATATCGTACAAATCCTGTTCGTGTAGACAATATAGATCTATATATGGTTCTTCACAACGTATCTTAACTTTATCACCCTTTTGTCTTTTAACTTGTAACAAATAGTCTAATTGATTTGTATCTGCTAGTTTTAATCGATCTTCTGTTATTGGTCTGTATGTATAGTTATTATAAATATAGGTTCTATGTAATATATAATTTTTTACTGACTCTACATCAGGACCAACACTAACCACAGCTCTAGACCCAGGACAAAATAGTGTTACTTTAAAAAGAAATTTATTAAAGAATAACTTCTTAGTTAACTTAAAATTAACAGTTGGATTTAAGTTTTTCCACAACGATGTATCCATTTTCGTCCACCATATTAGGTTTGTTGTACATAAATTTGCTGGTTACTATATCGAAAGTTAATTCGTCTCTGTAATCAATATCTATTGTACAATTTGCAATGTTTTCAAACAGTATCTTTTTACTTAAAGGGATTTTGACTAATTCGTCAATTTTCCTATATAAGGGCCGTGCACCTAGTTTTTTATCATATCCCTTGCTAATAATATAATCTATTGCTGTATCAGTTAGATAAATTTTGATATTTTTATCACTTAACAAATCATTTATTTCAGCAATAAACTTACCAACGATTAGTTTGATATGTTGTTCTTCTAAACTGTTGAATTTAACAATACCATCCAAACGATTTCTAAATTCTGGTTTGAAGAATTCTTGTACAGCTTTGTCATCCTCACCAGTTTTTTGTAGATTTACATTGAACCCAATAGTATTCTTTTCATTTTCAGCAGCACCTAAGTTACTGGTAAGAATAACTATGCTATTACGGCAATCTGCTTTTTTGCCGCTGCTACTGGTCACAACACCTTCATCCATGATACTGAGTAAGATATTGCTAACGTCTGGATGCGCCTTTTCAATCTCATCAAACAATAATACACAGTTTGGGTTTTTCTCAATATCACTGATAAGCATACCACCGCGTATATTGCTATCATCATAGCCAACATATCCTGGTGGAGCACCTATTAGTTTAGCTATGGCATGTTTTTCTTGATACTCACTCATATCATAGCGTAATAATTTCATACCTAAATGTTCAGCAAGTAATTTAGCCAGTTCAGTTTTTCCTGTGCCAGTTGGTCCTAAGAATAAGAAATTACCCACTGGTTTGTTGAGGCTTTTAAGTCCAGCTCTACTTACATATATTTTTTCAAGTACCTTATCCACTGCTTGATCCTGACCAAACAATCTTGCTTTGATATCAGTATCCAAAGTAGTAAGACTCTTAGTCTTATCACTGTCCAAAGTTTCCACTGGTATTTTAGTAAATTTGCTTAATGTATCAATAATGTGGCTACGTCTTACTATAAAGTTTTTGCTTGATATCTTCAGTTTTGCACTGGCAGTATCAATAAGGTCAATGGCCTTATCAGGTAATTTTTTATCAGTTTGATAACGTACACTTAGATCTACGGCTGCTTCAATAGCCTCATCGCTGATCTCACCGCCGTGGAATTCTTCAAAATGTTCTTTCAAACCGCGCAGGATGTTTTTAGCAGTTTCGGGGCTGGGTTCTTCAACCGTGAGTCTATAAAATCTGCGCATCAATGCACGATCTTTTTCAAAACTTTGTGTGAACTCTTCCCAAGTGGTGCTGGCCACAACCTTAATATTGCCCTTGCTTAAGGCAGGTTTAATCATATTGCTGAAATCCACGCTGCTGTTACTGCCTGAGCCAGCGCCGCGCATTTGGTGCGCCTCATCAATGAATAAGATTGTTTTACCTTTTAGTCCAAGAGCTTTGATTACATCTTTGAGTTTTTCCTCAAATTCTCCACGGTATTTGCTGCCGGCCAATAGGCTTCCTATATCTAGGCTATAAACAGTATAATCCAGTAAGTATTCAGGCACATCTTTATTAGTGATGTTTAACGCTAACCCTTCAGCTATAGCAGTTTTACCTACACCGGGATCACCCACCATTAATACATTACTTTTATTGCGTTTAGCTAGGATATGCGCGATTTCTTCAAGTTCTAATTCACGACCTATTACAGGATCAATCTTGCCATTAGCTGCTAGGTCACTGAGGTTAGTGCAGTATTCATCTAATATAGCATCTACAGCATTACGTGACTTTTTCTTACCTTTAGCATTACTGTGAGCATCGTTCCAGTAGTTAATTAATTTGGCACGATCATACCCGTATTTGTTAAGGAAATAACAAGCATGACTCTTATCCTCACTCATAATGCTGAGATAGAGGTCAATGATTTGCATGCTTTGTCGGCCACTGAAAAGAACCTGTGTATAAGCCCTATTAAATACTCGCTCTAAGCTATGTGTTTTTTTAGGGGTAGAATCATTACTATTGGTTTTGAGATATGTTTGTTGATTTAAATAATTATCAACGTCTTCAATTAGTTGATCCACATCGCCACCAAATTCTACTAGGATCTTGTAGAACGGAACATGTTTAGCCATGGCCAACAATAGATGTTCCAATGTCACGTATTCATGATTCTTAGCAACCGCTAAGTCGGTAGCTGCTTCAATAATTGTTTCAATGTCTGGGTTTGTATGTAGCATAAAAATATTTAACCTTTATTAGCCAAAGTCCTAACTAATTCTAAATCTTCTGTGTTTAAATTTGTGGGAATAGATATATTCATTAAAATATACAGATTACCTTTAATATCTTTCTGAAATCCATATAGTCCTTCGCCTGGAATTTTAAGCTTCATACCTTGTTGGCAACCAGCCGGAACCTGCACCGCAAACACCTTGCCATCTAATCCAGTTATTTCCTGTCTACAACCTAATATAGCGTCAAAGCAGTCTATAGTCAACTGTTTAATTAAATCCAAACCTTGTACAATAAAGTTTGGGTCGTTCCTAATATTAAAATGTATGTAAAGATCACCGCGAGGCAGGTTGGTAAACATGTTATCTCCCAAACCGCTATATTTGATACTAGCGCCCTGAGTAACACCACGCGGAATAGTTAAATTGACATTTTCGTTTGTGCCTGTCGTAGTTTTGATGTTTAGTATTTTAGTTTGATCATTTAATGTTTCAGCTAAATTCAACGTAATTTCTATTCTCAGATCCTTATTTTTCCTTTGATTTCGAAATCCCGCAAATGGGTCAGGTCCCCCACCAAAATGAAATCCAAACTGTCTAAAAATATCGTTAATATCATGTCCACCAAAATTACCTGGATTAAAGTTAAATTGTTGTGCCCCACCGTTATCGTATTGTTGACGTTTGGCCGGATCGCTTAACACATCATAAGCTGTTTGGATTTCTTGAAATTTTTTAGTATCACCACCTTTATCTGGATGATGTTTAGATGCTAGGCGTCTATATGCTTTTTTGATATCTTCTTGACTAGCAGTTTTGTCAACGTTCAATGCTTGATAATAATCCATAATGTATAATAAAACAAAAAAAGGTAGATGTCAAATCTACCTTTAATTGTTATTGATAAATTTTACTTTTTTGCAGGTGCTTTTTCTGGTACTTTTGTGCCTTCATGCTTTTTGTGGATTTTCACATCCTTACAAACTTTTACATCTTTGCCTTTTTTGTCTTTGCTGTCTTTGCAAACACGTTTAATTTTTGGCGCATCAATTTTTGGTGCTTCTGTAGCCTGTGCGCTAAACACCAAACCAAATGTAATTGCTAATGCTGTGATAAATGACTTCATAATTTCTCCTTTAAATTTCTGGATCTGGATCCTGCGGTACTATCTTTTTACCGCTAGCAGTAAATTGGTTTGCTGGTGCTGCGCTAAAACTGTTACTAACCGGAGCCACTGGTGCCGGGGCCGGCGCAAAACTTTGTACTGGCGCCGGAGCTACGGGAGCAGGTGCGCTTACGCTGAGCGGTATTGAAGGAGTTGGTAATCCGCCTGATACGCCTTCAATTTTTTCTTTGGTTCTACCAAATGCTGCAATACCTAATACCGCACCCATTGCCATATGGAATAGTCCTGCTCCTTGCAGAGTTAAGGGATTCCATTGACGGAATGCATCATTGGCTACGCTGCTTTCCCAAAATTGTATCACTGCCCATAGAATTGGGAAGATGATAAAATCAAACACACATACAGCCATATACATATATCCCATTAATGGGCGCCATCTTTTATTCATCCAGCTTTCGTTATTATTGTCGGAATTATTTGTCTGCATAAGTATCTTTCTTTAATTTACAATGATTATAGTGCCATCTGTATATTACATTTGGCGCCCCTGCTTGGTGACAATGTGGACATTGTATTTTTGGTTTCTTTCGGCCACGCTGTGACACGCTCATTCTTTTTTTGGTTTCTTCGCTATGCTTGCAACCAAAGAAGGAATTTTTTTCGCCTTGCTGTCTATTAGAAAATAATAATTTGCTCTCTTCACTATGTTTCTTTCCAAAAAATGGATTTTTATTTCCCAGTTTCTTAAGGCTTTGTTTATTTTTAATTTCTGATGAAGTGACTCTTCCTAAATTAGGATTTGGGTTAATTTTATGCCATTCTTTTAAAGAATTACTTATTTTTTCTTTAACTTCTTGTCTTGACGCTGGATTTTTGCCACCATGCATAGGTGCTATAGATATATTATCTGTTTTATTTAAGAAATCTTTTCTGCGAATAACCTGCATTCTTCGTAATACCTTATGCTCCCACATCCTAGCTGCCGTTGGGTTAGTAAATGTCTTTCTAATTTGAAAGGAAAAGCTTTGCTCACCGTATTCTTCTACCAATTTCTTAACATGTCTAGAGCTGGTTTTGTAAGTTTTCCAAAATTCTGAAGGGTTACAGTTTTTTTGATACCTCACGCCGTAATAACAGAGCCCAGTCTCATCGTGTATTAACAGATAAGTGTAAGGAATCCAATCTTCTTTTTTCTTTTCGCTTTCTGTTTGATCTGACATTGTTGGCTCCTAATATTTTTATTTATTGGTTTTTGGTGAATCTTTTTTAGGCTCATAATAGTCTTTATAACGTATTATTATATTACGTTGGCTATTAATGAAATTACGTATATCGACCATATTAATAGCTAGTTCTTGGTAACCGTCATCTGTCAGTGCAAATAATACAAGATTTTGTCCTTTGCTCTCCATTTGTTTGAAGATTTCATCTACATTTTCTGGAGTAACAACGATCCATGCTATATTTCTACTTTTGATTGGATCTGGCATTGCCAAATCTAAAGGGGTACGCTCAAGTGGTTTAGTAACTACTTCGAGTGGTTTTTCAGTAGTACCAAATAAATTTTTAAAGTTAGCACAGCCGCTAAGGCTAGTTACCAACAGTAGGCTTATAGCCAGGGTTTGCAATTGATGGGCATTCACGGTTTATCTCACTGGGTTTAGTTGCATTCTTTTCTGCTTCCGTTAAAGGTGCACCACTGGCAATTTCCAAACAGCGTTGTACTGCTGCTGTGGCACGGTTTACTGCACGTTCTATACTTAAAGGTTTTTGCTGTGCTATTTTACCGATATCACGCTTATTACCGGCAGCATCTTTGGAGAATCTTTCTTTAAGATTTTCCATATCCTTGTCTTGCAATTTATTTTGCAGACGTAATTCAGCATTGATATCTTTTATTTGTTGTTGATCACGCTGTAAAGACTCAATAGCTTCTTTTTGTTGTTTAATAGCTTCATCTAATTTTTTAACATTTTCTCTGCTAACAGCTAGATCAGCCTGTAGATTGCTGACATAGTAGATCCCGCCTGCTACTATCAAAACAATAATTAAGAGAGCAACGGCTCTAACAGCAGCGGATGTGCCTCCAAACATTAATGTACTCCAAAAACATGTAATGCATGGTTATAGTGCTTAATGCGGTCCTCAAGCCCAATAAATCCACCATTAATTTTGCGAGTCATAGTTTTAATATCGCCAGCATCTGCTTCCCTGTTTAGGTTGTTGGTTTCCCAGAACCAGCATGCACTTTGTACAGCACCTTCAAAAGTACCTAAATATTCTGGTATTTCCTCCAAAGGTGTTTCAATGCTTTCAGCAAACCAAGTATAATTATCTTTGCCGGTTAATTGTATTAGGCCACGACCGCAATAACGGAATCCGTCACCAGATTCTTCTGGACCATTACCCATGCGATTACCATATACACGGTTAGCAATTTTCTCTGGTTTGTTAGCATATGCAGCAGCGATGGCATCATCAGGAAAGTACTTTGGGAAAACTTTACGTAAGCTTGCTGCTTTATAGTTAAGATTTTCTTTAAGTAGTCTAAAGTTACCACTTTCGTGAGCACATTGAGCTATAAATGCTGCTACACGGGCCGGTGTATTAATTTCATATTCTGGTAAAATGGTACATAATGCATGATACCATTCGGCAATATATGGATTGCCTGGTAACATTTGTCTTAGATGATCTTGCGTGAAGTCAAAAGTAAAAGAATTGGACATCATTGCTCCTTGAGTATTACTCAAGGTATTTATCCAAATCTTATATTATTTTAGACCAGCTGCTATTCGTAGGCTTTCAGTATATGGATTTTTAGGGGCCTGTTTCTTAATATTAACTCTTGCAGCTTCCTGCATGGCCTCAAGTTTTGATGCTATTTCTTCCTCGTCGCCGTATTTGCTGAGATATATCTCAGCATTCATTGGAACTATATGCCTTAGATTTTCTTCAGTTAAATCATACTCTTTATCGTTTTTGGCATAGCGAAACTTCCAATCTTCTAACTTTTGTTCAGTAAGATTCATAATATCTTTTAAAAGTTTCATTATGTTCTTAGCTGCATGCGCATCACGATCTAATTCTACAAATACTAAGAACTCACCATCCTCAAAATCGCCTGAACCAGAGTCAGCATCTAAGACCCAGTCATACCCACGTTCAACAAATGCTGACAAATCTTCAGCAGGTTGTTTTTCCTTGACTTTAAAGCTAAGAACGATTACATCAGCATCGTCACCCATTTTGCTTTTGAATTCATCAACATGCAGTTCTGGGTGAACTACTCTGCGTAAATCGCCGTATTCAAGTCCTTCAGATAGTTGGTATTGCTTGTTGAGATTGCTGTTGTTCATTTTCTTGGTCCTGCGTTTGATCACTGGTTTCGTCATCCATACCCTGCTCATATGCTGATTCAATATCCTCAGCATCTAAACTTTCATTTTCAAGCTCAATACTACCACGCTGTATGTCACCCATTAATTTTTTAGGCATTGTAATTGTAACAACCCAAATTGGCTTGCTGACCATACGGGGTACCCTTGTGCCAGGTTTGAAATCATCTGGGGTTTTTACATCTATAGGATATTTGAATTCATCTTCCTGATATGTAACCTCACAGCCATAATTTAATAAACGTTCTGCCCCTGAAGGATCAGGCATTTTCCTGTAAGGATACATCCACTTACAGGTTACGAAATATTTTTCGTAGATTGGTCCTTCAATAAGTTCGCCTATCTTCCAGTGCTTAAAACTGTAAAGATCAAGCTCATCAATGACTCGTTCGTAATCCAACAAAGTCACCAAACTGCTGTCAGTAAGGTAAATCTGTTTGACGTTATTAATAATGTTTTCTAAGTTTGCTGCCATAATATTATTTAGTCTAGGATGCGGTCAATTTAGACGATAAAATTCTCAATTTTTACAAGGTTAGCTTAATACTTATGCCTTGCGGAAAAAGAATAACTTTGCTGATTCAATGTTTTACAGTGATTTAAATATTATTGAGGCCAGCGTAAAGCCTGCGCCCTAATAGGAGGATTCAACTTGTCAAAAAGAAAGAATAGGTTTTTACAGCAACAAGTAGTAGATTCAAATGTAGTAAGTTTAAACACGTTTTACAACAAAAAAAGACAAATTCATTTAATTCCCAAAAGTCTAAATCAAGAAAACTATATAAATTTCTTAACAGATCCCAGTAAAGTAATAGTATTTGCCACAGGGCCGGCGGGCACTGGCAAAACCATGCTGGCCATGCTGGCAGGTATTCAATCACTGCGCCAAGGTTCTGTAAACAAGATAATTCTTACTAGACCTGCTGTGGGTGTGGATGATGAAAAACATGGATTTTTGCCTGGTACATTAAATCAAAAAATGGAACCATGGACTAAACCATTGTTTGATGTTATCTTAGAATACTATGATAAAAGGGAAGTGGCAAAAATGCTGGAGGAGGAAATTATTGAAATCAGCCCACTGGCCTTTATGCGTGGAAGAAACTTAAAAAATGCATTTATAATCTGCGACGAAATGCAAAATGCTACGGTTAATCAAATGAAGATGGTGTTAACCCGCATTGCAGAAAATTCTAGACTTATAGTTACAGGAGATTTAAATCAAACCGACAAGGCCTTTAGAACTAATAATGGTTTATTAGACTTCATAGAAAGAATTAAAACAGCACAATCTAATAGAATTGGTCATGCCCATCTGACCGGTAAGGATATACAAAGGCACCCAATTGTACAGGAAGTACTAAGTCTGTACGGTGAAGTTTAAGTTATCTATTACGATTTAATCTATTGATAACACTGATAGCCGCCTCGAGTTGACCTTCGAGGCGGTTAACTTTACGCTCTAGCATACGCACGGTTATGTTTAGACTAATATTATCTTGCGCAAACTTTCCAAATTGTCCGCGCCAAACTTTCATTTCTTTCTCATGACCCAATAGGGTTGGTCTCGGTGGTGCGTTGGGATCCACTGCTTTCTTTTTCTTCTTCAACCCGTACATTCCCAGTGGTTTCATTTAATTCGTCCTTGTAAAGAGTGGCAATGATTGGATTGATATATTTGGCATAATTTTCTTGATAATAAGCTAACAGAGTTGGAAAATCACGATTTTCATTCCAAACATTTCTTACCACCGTTTTTGTATTTAAGTTCAAAATTACTTGAGCTTTTGTTAAATCCTTATCCTTTAACCCTCTGGTAATATTTATGGATTCTACCCAAGATATATTGTCAGGGTCTTTCATATATCCTGGTTTAGTGGTTAAGCGAGGATTCTTAGGTGCTGCCTTATAGTAACCTAATACATGTATATCTTTGTTTTTCATTTGTCTATCCCAGTTAATTCAACCAACATGGCTGATAAGTTAATTTCAGGTTCTGACATCATAGCATGATTTACAATGGACTTTCGAATAATCATAATTGCTTGATCCTGCCCTTGATCTGTACTACTCCAAAGATCTAAATTGTTATACGCCCAACGGAAAATCTCATCCATTTCTTCAGGCCTAGCTTGACTGCATAGCAATTGTCTAGCTTCTTTAATACGTCTTTGTTTCAGTAAATCAACAACGGCGAATCTATAATCTGTACTACTTCCGCTGCTTTCTTTCACTGTCTGCAATACTCCACTGGCGCTGTTTGGTTGTAAAATATTGAGACATTTACGTAGATCTGGATATGTTGCTTTTACATAACTATCTAATATATCTAAATCAAATTGCACACCTTCGTCTAATAGAATTTTGGCTACTCTAGCTGTAAATTCTGTGACATCAGTCTTGTCAATATGTAGTTCTTGACAACGTGAACGCAATGGAGTAATGATTTTGTGTACAAAATTACAGGTTAGAATAAACCTTGCTTGTGATTGATATGTTTCCATTAAACCACGCAATATGCCCTGTGCTGGAGGACTGAGATAGTCTGCTTCATCCAACAGCACAATCTTTAAATGTCCAAAAGGCAATGTGCTTACAAATCCTTCAATTTTTTGTCTAAGATAATCAACACCATTATCCCTACTGGCGTTAACCTGCAAAAAGTCATATTCATCAATTTTAAGTTCATTGACCAAAATTTTAGCTAGAGTTGTTTTGCCAGTACCTGCTGGCCCATGAAATAGAAGATGGGGAATCGCACCTTCATTAATAAAAGCTTCAATTTGATCTCTTGCATTGATATCTGTGAATACATATTCATTCACAGTTTTTGGTCGAAATTTTTCAGTCCAAAGTTCTTTCACTTTTTATCCTTATTAATATCTACTGCCAGGTTGACCTGGATCATTACTGTTTGTACATTCTAAATTGTGATCTGTGGCATGTGGGCATCGCTTGTTACCACATGTTGGGCAAGCAATAAACACCGTTAGTTCATATGGAAGAATGTCTCCATATGGACCTGGCTTACCCTTGTTGCAAGTATAACACCAACAGCCCGTATCTGCATTCATTGTTTTTTCATTTCTGCTTCTGCTACTCGTTTACGTAGACTACTGCTGCTAAAGCTATGATCTCTACCATTGAACACAATTTGTATATTTCGTTTTTGACAAATATCTTTACCAGTAAAGTTTTTATCAGCGTATTCTACACCTAGTATTCTAACATCTATAGGCAATGTTAGCAAGATATCTTCCAAATCTTTTTCAGTCTGATATACCACTATTTCATCAACTAACCTAGTTGCAGATAATTGAATTTGCCGTTCCACTATACTTTGTACTGGTTTATTCTTTGTGTCCGGTCTGTCTATGGTTGGATCAGTTTGCAATCCAGCTATGAGATAATCACAGTGGTTTTTTGCTTCGGCCAACATGGCGATATGGCCCGCATGTAAAAGATCAAAGGTACTAAATGTGATGCCAATCTTTAAACCCTGTTTTTTGAGATCTTTGACCTTATTAAAGATCATTAAAACCTCCCAGTGTGTTTGTAAATAAACTCATCCAATTCGTGTTCATAATCTTTACCTAACTTGCGAAGCTCATATATCTGCATAAGATCATTTAAGTTACCAGTCATTGCTCCATTTTCTTGACGTTCCTCTAACTCAGCTACTAAATCTTCAGTATCAATGTCAGATAGATCAATTTCAACCTCTACTTCACGATAGATTGTTGCCATTATGTATATTCCTTAAACATAGTTTTGCGACCTTCAACACCCAGTTGTTCATCAAAAATAGCTTTAACCGTAGTCAACATGCCACATGCTAGTAACAATACATCGTTTCTATCATCACACATCATAATTTGTTGATCAATTGGTTGCATCAATTTTTCCAATTTTTCAGTATTATTCATTGTTCACCCGTTTTAAAATCCAGTCACCGTTATCCTGTTGCTGCCAAGAGATAGTGTCTCCAGGTTTCCAACCAGTTGCTGCCAATAAATCGTCAGGAAATTGCAGAACCAAAGAATCTGCATCATCTGGATCTTCACAAACTTCCAAAGTCCATTTATTCATATACCGCCCTTTGTTTAGCTTCGGCATGTACTGATGTACTAATGTTGTCGTCCGTGCCTGGCCCTTCATCGCTGATGAGTAGTATTGATTTTGCATCTACTCTTCGAATAGTAATTTCTTCACCAGCAATTTCAACCTTGCTGCCTCGAGTCCAGCGTCCATGTTCAATTAGTACCCATTGACCTACGATAACATCCTGCTGTTTTGGACCAATTGCATATACCTGTGCCCATCTAGGTCGTATGCCATCAGTTTTAGCATCATCGCCCAACATGATAATACCGCTGCTAAGTTTGCGTTGTCCAAAGTTCATATCTTTAACTATGATATGATCTTTGATAGGTTTAATTGCGTTAATTTTTTTAGCTAACATCTTACCCCCTTCGTTTTGGCTTATATGTTACCATATTTTTAATAGATTTATTACGTTCTTTAAGTTGTTCTTGTTTTGTTTTCAAAATTGTACCATCGCTAGCTATTTGATCACCTCTAGCATTGACCTGCATATTGCCTACAGCTTTGGTACGCTCGTTTGCCAAACGCAAATGGTCAACGTCAATTAATTGCCCCTGCGCTGTTCTATATAAATTCTTTGCCATATTATTATCCTTGTTTTAAAAATTCTTCTATCGGTAAATCATAGAATATGGAATCAATTTTATGTACTCCTATGAGATACAGAACATAACTTGCAACACTACTACCCCTACCCACTCCCCAAACTACATTGTTGGCTCTCAAAGTGTCAACAAGATATTTAAGGAATCTTAAAAGATCAAACAATTCACGTTCATTGAATAGTAGTAATTCCTGTGCCACCCTCTGCAATTCCTGCTGATTCTTGCATTGATCAAATATCCACTGTGCAATATCTAGTTGTTTATATTCTTGTGGCATATACCAATTATTTTGATTTGTAAGATCAAATTCATCTAAATTTTTATCTATCTGAATATATTGCTGAATTTTAGGCAAATCAGCAAAAAGTTCGCTGACTGAAGTATTATATTTGTCTGCATCTGTTAGATAGAAGTTGGAAATGTCCAGTTCAGGATTTTTGTATAGTAAGTCGCAGAGTTCTTCTTGAGAAGTATAAGCTCTGCCATATTGATCGTAATTCATTTTTTAACGTCAATTATATCTTTAAATTTACTGTTCTTTTCCAATAATTCTTCTAGTTGCTTTTGGCTTCTACGATTTAATTCACTGGTATAATCTTCCAATAGCATTTGAACCTGCGCAACCAAAGAGTAATTGCCAAATCTATATGCTTGATTTAGACGTTGCATAAGTTCTGCTTGTTTTTTTCGCAGATCTTCGTCTTTAAGTTGGGAAAGATCAGGAGCCAGTGGATGCATATCAAATATCGTTATGTGCTCTATTTTCGCTGCGCTCTACGCTGAATCCATTTGGATATCGTTTCATTAACTTAGACATATTCTCATTTATAACATCTTCGGGGGTAATTCGCAAGGCGCTACATGCATTCATCCAGTAAAACAATATATCGCCTAGTTCACGCTTCATATGGAAAACTGATTCATCGTTTAAAGGTTTTCCTTGGAAAAAGATTTTTTTCGGTAATTCGCAGAATTCACCACATTCTGCTGCCATTCCAATAGCACTGGTTAACAATAAAGGAACATTAATATCTGGACCATGAGCTTCCTTACTAACATAGTTACCATCTAGCTCATCACAGCGATCCATAAAAGTAGTAAGATCCTTACTGGTAATACTAGTTATTTCTTTTACAAAATTTTGATATTCCTGCAAATTGATTTGCATAATGCTTGATCTCCTAAGATACGTAATTATATATTATTTACCTTAGGAGATCAAGAGTCTTTGGAATAGTTTAAGTTAATCTATACCAACTGTTGGATGAACTTTGATAGATCCACTCACCACCAGAAGTACTATTTGCTGTGGTTAACGGAGATTTGATAGTTTGAGTAGCAGAATGAGTCAGACTTGTTATGGTATTACCAAACGCTAATTTAATAGCTTGTCCATTAGTTGGACTTGTAGGCATATTAATGGTGTAACTTGCAATAGTGCCATTTGGATTGAAAATTGCTGCTGATACGTTTGCGCTAATTGTGGATGATCCGCCGTCTGTAGCTTCCACATATTGAATACCGTAAATAGTTCCACTAGAATTGATATTGCCAAAAAAGTTTGTTGCTGAAATATTACCAACAGCATTGCCAGACACATTGGCAGCAGTCATTGTAATCGCATTTACAGAGGTATTTGCAACAACGGTCTGCAATGCTAGATTCCCCTGTACAACATTACGGTTCCTATCTAAATCCTGAACACTAAATGTAACACCGTTACTGCTTGCAAGCTCAAATATATAAGTACCGGTCTGAGTAAATCCTATAGTTACACTGGTTGCGCCTGGTGTACCACTTATAAAGTTGGCCAAACTGCTCATGTTCAATGCTACAACACTGGGCCAACTAAATGTCCAGCTGGTGTTGTTGACCACTATTTCAATTCTTATTCTAGCTTGTACACCTGCAGGCCAGTTAGTAATTCCACCTATACTAGTGCTACCAGACAGGGTTATTTTTTGGTAACTACCGTTGTTAAAATTAATAGTTTGACTACCGCTTACAGTGCCAAAATCATATACTCCAATACGTGTACCATTGAAAATACCGTTGCCAACAACCGTATTAGCACCTAAATTAATGCTTTGGCCCACTTGAATAGAGTTACTTTGAAGGGCTGAAATTTCATTATAAGCCTCTTGAAAGTTGGTTTTAATAAGGGTAAAGTTATCTCTAAACCCCTGACTATTGTTGTCCTGCCCTGCAATAGGGAAGGTACCATCAATTCCGCTGTAATTAATTTGACTTGTCATTTACGTATCTGCTCCAGACTGTGCTTTCATTTATTTATGCTAAAATATTAACCTGAGGAAACTTCAAATATGTATCGCCCTGTGTTGGTACGGTATAAGGATCTGTTGCGCTTACACTATATACAACATTGCTTACCGTAGTTTGGGCATTACTGGTTAATATTAGTTCAGTGTTACTAGTAATAGCTTTTACGGTACCTAAGTTTATGTTAACATTAGAAACAATGACTCGCAGAGTATCACCAACATGTAAATCACGAACAAACTTAGTCCCTATGCCCGACGTTTGATAACTTGCATTGCTAATACTAGTGCTTAGAGGTTCAACCAACTGTACGGATTCTGCTCCTAAAACACGGTTTACTACCCCTACAATGGTGTTGGCAACGATTAATGGTTTACCAGTATATAACTGTGTATTAAACGATGTAGCATTACCTTGTATAATTTTACTGTATATATTACCGCTTATGGTTCCATTTAGAGTTAGGTTTGCTGAATAACCGGTTACTATATTACTATTGATATTTGCTGAAATAGTTCCGCTGCCAGTAACAAAGTTATTCATTAGGAAAATATTGCTGGTATAAGTGTATGCTACATTACTGTGATTAGATATTGCTGTATTAGCCAATATTAGTGTATTTGCGTCAGTAATTGATGATAAAACACCAACCGCAGTATTAGCTACAAAAATAGTTTTTCCTGGAGTCAAACCTGGTTGATCAAAGAAAAATGTATTATTACCAACTACGACGTTGCTTGCTGTTGTTGTTGTAATAGTACCGGCTCCGTTGTATGGTGCCTTACTAAAGTTTTCGCTTAAAATATGATCCCATTCGTATCGGTCAATGGTGAAATCAATAAGGTTAAATTTAAAATCACTAGCATTTAAACGATAAGCAATTTCTGCGCTGCGGTTTGGTTTTGTATAACAGAGTACCAAAGCTCTAGTAAATCCTAATACAGATCCATCTTTTTGTTTACTAGTCATCCATGCAGGTAAAACACTTCTATTTTGGTAACCCACTCCTTCAGCCAATCGTTGAACCATATTAGGGAAACTGTTAGGATATACAGTAGTAATACCTGCTTGATTCTGTGGCCAAGTTACCGCTATGTTTGGACCTAACCCGTCAGTATTAACACCTTGGTCAATTAATTCTATGTAAACAACCTCATACTGTGTTTCAAAATTATCATCCAACGCTTGTGCTGTTTTAATTTCCCCAAACTGTAAAGTTTTCCAATAGTGGTTTAATGTCATTGCGGTGATGTAATCTGCGACTTCCGCCGGATTGAGACCAGTCATAAAGACACTGCGCCTATATATATTACGTCCCCACCATGGATCTAAAGGTCTATAAATGTATTCTGGTACAAATATTTCACTATTACCTATGATGCTATTATAATAATCTCTCTGTGCTCTAGTAGGTAGAATCTGTATATAAAGATTTTCATAAGGTTGTTGGTCACGTTCAACTATACGTAGAGTAAATGTTTTAAAGTCAAACACATATCCAGAATCATCAAAAGCTTCAACTTCAAAGTTATAAGTTAGGTCAAATGTGGTGTCTCCACCGTCTATAGTGGTTGCATCACCGTCTAATTGGAAAGTTTCAAAGCTTACTCTGCCACTTATAGTGCCATCTGGTAATAGTTCAAGTCCTGCAGGTAATGATCCATAATCTGCTAATCTATAGGATAATGGTCTTTCTGTTTCAGTAGTAGCCTCAATGGCAACATTAGAAATTGCTCCATTATATATTACACCTAGATCAGAATCTGTAAGCCAAATTACCGTATCATCTATGTCGCCTAATACTCTCAGTGAGAATGTTTTAGTTTTACTTGAGTAAGTTTGTCCAGCAGTGATCTTCGTTACATTAGCACTAAATGTATAGATAGTGCTTACCAACGGTCCAGTTGGAATATAACCTGATATCCAACCAGTATTAGCGTTTAGATTTAGATTAGCAGGCAATGACCCACTGATTAGATTATAGGTTATGGGTTCTAATGTAAAGTCTCTACCTACTAGTTTATAAGCAAAGTTTGTATCTTGTCGTATATTTCCAATAAACCCTGACTCGTTATATAATATTGGACTATATGGACCATCAATATCTGCTGTTATAGCTTCGGTGTCGTTATCTACAGTGATAATAGTAAAGTCAGCAGTAGTTCTAGCCTCAACATAAATGTTATAGGGTTGAATATCAGTTCTAATACCATCAGTAGCTTCAACGACAAAATCAAAATATTTGCTGATGTTTATGCCTAAAAAGTCAAAAGGATAAACATCCCATGGACTCGCATCAAGACCGCTATCATCATCAACGTCTGGACTAGGTATTGGTTCTAGATATCCGCTAATTAACCCTTCTGCGGTTAAGTTAAGACCAGGGGGTAAAGTACCGCTGCGCAATCTAAAGGCTGCAGGGAATAATTGATTCGGCGCTTGTGCATCTAATTGTATCTCAACATAATTACCAGCTACATAACTGCCTAATGGTATAGTTTCAGGAACAATATTTAAGTTACCTACAGCAGCTACAGATATACTAAAGGTTCTATCTGCCATCTCACCTAAGGTATTAGTGGCTCTTATGGTAAAGGTACTAAGGTCCAGCAGTGCAACAGCAGAAGGAACCCCAGATAGTTGTCCTTCCACAGGAATACCCATTACACTGCCGTCGTTTTTAAGTTGTAGTCCGGTTGGCAATTTTCCTGCAACCAAACTATATGTTAAGCCAGCACCAGTGGAATCGTAGGCATCTAATGCTAGTTGGTAGTATTCTAACTCAGGAATTATGCCTAAAGTGCCAGCTGGAGTGATCCAAATTGGTGCAGCCATTAATCTAAACCTTGTTTATCTAATCATTATACTGTATTTAGTTACAAATGATTAATTATTCAAGTTGGTCAGACTCTGCCTATTACTATTTCAATTATACCTTCTGGCTCGTCAGAGTTAGCTAATGCCTTACCTAATACAGAACCTAATTTAGGGTTAGGTTCAGCACGAGCATAGCCGTTACCAGCTGAAACCATAGAGTCTCCTTTTCGAACTAGGCCCTTTACTTTGACTGGCACTCTACCTAACAGTGTTAGATTTACTATAAACTCCGCAGTTATACCTTTATTCATAAGATAACTTGGATTCGTAGCTACTACTCCAGCAATCCTTGTGTCACCGTCGTGTTTACTAATAGTAACTTCTGCAGTTCCACCAAAGCTTAAAACTGTTCCTGGTTCATAATTCATATCTGAACTGTATTTTTCTGCAATGTCAGCATATAAAGCTTCAGTAGCGGTAACAGTTAATATATTAGTAGCCGCATCATAGCTAAACGCTGTAGCCGCAGTTCTAACAGATGCAGTTTGGTTAGATCCAGCAGCAGCTACAAATACTGGATAGAAAGTACCACTAGTAACTGCTGTAGCGTTAATTGCAGTACTTGGACCAGTAGGTCCTTGTGGTCCACTTACACCCTGTGGTCCTTGCGGTCCTTGAGCACCGGAGGTTATAATAGATACACCGTTAGCCCAAGTAAATGCATTACCAACAATAGCGTTACCTTGAACATTAGCAGTTACAGCAACATTACCACCTAAATAATATACTACTCCTGATATATTGCCGTCAGACCCGCTAGTTAAAATATTACCAGCTAATGTCAAGTTTCCAGTTAATGCGTTAAACTCAAACTTTGAAGTGGAAACATTTGCGGTTTGTTCAGTGCCTGCTGCTCCTACCATTACAGGATAAAGAGGTGTCGTAGCGTTGTTATCAGTTGCAGTTATAGCAGCATTAGTTCCTCCCGGGCCAGTTGGTCCTTGTGGTCCTTGCGGTCCACTTACTGTGCTTGCTGCACCTTGCGGTCCACTTACCCCCTGAGGTCCTTGTACCCCACTTACACCTTGTGGTCCTTGTGGTCCTTGCGGTCCACTTACACCTTGCGGTCCACTCACACCTTGTGGCCCTTGCTCGCCCTGCGGTCCACTTATACCTTGTGGTCCTTGTGGTCCCTGTACTCCACTTACACCTTGTGGTCCGCTTACACCTTGGGGCCCTTGTGGCCCTTGTGGCCCTTGTGGCCCGCTTGGACCTTGCGGTCCTTGCTCACCCTGAGGTCCTTGTTCGCCTTGAGGGCCTTGAGCGCCACTGCCAGATACGGTTGCACCATTACTGTAAAAAAATCCTGATGCTCTAATGTCAACATTACTAACTAACGCTACCGCCGCATCGTCATAGGTAAACGTAACTATGCCCACACCATCAATATTACCCATTAATATGCCGGCACCATCTACCCCTGCACTAGTAGATTGATTATTTCCTAACATTAAATTTTTATCATTGACCGTTACAGTTTGACTGTCAACCGTTATGGTATTACCCTTTACTTGTAGATTGCCTGATATTATAGTATCAGCTTCAACCTTTAAGGTATTGGTATCTAAAATAATATTACCTGACGGATTTGCTCCATCATTACTGGTGTCTACGGTATAATTTCCGCTGGATATACGCTTTGTGGTGCTCATTTAAAGTCCCATTTATTGAATATTTATGCAGAATTAAAGATAGTTGGCCCAAAAAAATAGGCCGTTGCCAGCCTATTTTCCCCGCATTTAAACGGATTAGTCGTTGTCCACTTGCACAAAAGTAACACCCTGCCAAGTTGGTTGAGTTGACAATGGAGTACCATCGGTGTAAGGAGCACTGAACCAATATCTATATTTGTTGCTTGGGCTAGCCCAATCATAAACATATTTGTTGGTGATACGTGATGCATTGAAAGTAATGCTAATATTAGCTTGTTCATCAGCAATATCCTGAACTTCTGTACTTACAGTTACATTTCCAGTTGTGTTTACAGCAGTAATAGTGACATTACCGGTTAAACTTGTGCCTGTAATTTGTTGACCCACTGTTGGACTATTTGCACCAGTTACATTGCCTGCTACGAAAGTAATGTAAGCAGAATCCTGCGTTCCAATATTCGCAACGTTTGCACCAGTGATTGTTGCTGCGGTTACAAGAATGGTCATAGTATTAGCAGCAGTTAATTCTGCACTGGTTAAATTAACCAATGTTGCAACGGTGGTATTTGCATCTGAAGTATTGTTTACTTCAAACTTGCGCATACCTTTTTGGAATAGAATATATCCATTATCTGTTGCTCCACCAGTATCTCTAATAAAAGAGCACTGAATGGTTGGTACAGTTTGGCTATTATCACCGCCTGTGCCGCCAAGATGATTGCCGTTAATGGTAGTTGGCATTACATATTGGTCAACATTAATGGTTGCACTTTGTTGATAGCCTGGTGCACCAGTATAGGTTTTTTGAATCTTTAATTTTGCCATTTTACTTGTTCCTTATAAGTTAGCGTTCTAGGCTACCCGGAGTGGCGACTCACGAGAGTTCTTATGAACAAATATATTTAGCAAAAATACCAATTTTGTTCAACTACAGCGGATTTTGAAGTTCCTTTATAATATCGCAGACCATAAAGGTCCAATGACCATATCTGCCACTGGTAAGGTCGGGTTTGTTATACCAACGCAATAACCATGAATAAACTTCATTATGCCCACCTGTAAAGGGATTACCCTTGCTGGTGTCTACCGTAACATATATTCTACTACCCTGTCTGCGCCAATTTATACGCCAATTTTGTTGTTTAGCAGATTGTTTGATCTCATCACTACGTAATTCATACTTACTCATTACCTATCCATCTTAGATTGAATAAGGTTAATTCTTCATCACTGGCAAGATATAATTCTAAAATTGCTAGGCTGCTGCGAGTGTCGGTACAGCGCCAACTCCACTTATTTTTGTTAAATTCTGCGGTAAGCTCGTTGAAGTTATAGTAATCAATGGTCCATCCCCAGGTTTCATGACACCAACCCATTATAGAAAAATATCTAGCTTTATCTTTAGTATTGAACCTAATTTGATATTTTAATAAACCATATAAAGCATTTCTGCTGTCAATTTGTCTTATACGCATGAATTATTATGCCCAACGAAGATAGAAAAGTATTGCGTGTGATTCTTGATAAAAAATATATCTGAACTGTTCTCTGCTGATATACTGAAGCGTTCCCCATTGATGTCCAAATTGGCTGCGTAACCAATCTATGCTGGGACCAAGATTCTCTAGAGGTTTCCAAACTATATGCCATTTATCTCTGTGTCTTGTCAATGTCATAATCTTGTTTAAGTAGATCCAATGTTTTAAGTTGATCTTTAATTTCAGATTCTTTAGCTCTATATTGATTACCTAATTGTCTTAATTCTTCCCATTCTTCCTCTAACCCATAATTAGATTCCAGTAAGGCCAATCTTTCTTCAACTTTAGTCATGAATTCTTTAAGACTCTTTTCACCCAGTTTTATATCTGCACTTTCCTCTACGGTAATACCATTATTATATGGATTGTATATGCTGTAGGTTCCATTGGTGTTTAGGTCTATACTACCTAAACTAAAAGTTGATCCGCCACCACCGCCTGCCCCACTATACGTATAGGTCCAAAGGTCGTCCAATTTTGTAACGGTCGCTCCTACTGCACCAACCGCACTAGAACTATTACCATAAATGCTTATGATATCGTTATCCTTGTTATTATCACTCATCTTATCCCCCAATAAAAAAGGCTATACTAGTATAGCC